CCAACGGTTCTCCGGCAACAACATCGAAAGCTCCGATGACCTTTTTCAGGTCGGCTGCATCGGGCTGATCAAAGCACTGGATAATTTCGATCAGACACTGGATGTCAAATTCAGTACCTACGCTGTACCCACGGCGTATAGTAGGTGCTAAAAATTCTTTAATTGAATTTCCACATTTCCGTTGACTATAATTATCTTGTCTATTATAGTCTTTAATATCTTGTTTTTAGCTGGCTTGTCGATGTCGTCCCAAACATCGGCAAGTTTTTTAATATTCTCGTAAACAAATTGCTTTTTCGGATTGTTGTCTCCGGACTTTTGTTCTTCCTTGATTGAATCGTCGAGGTTTTTTACTTTTGATTCCTGATCTTTTATCATATCTAAGACTGTATCGTTTCCGTCGGCGTATAATTCATACAGCCGTTTCAATTTTGATTTTTCCTTATCTAACTGCGACTGCATTATGTCTATCTTGTTTTCTTTTTCTTTTGGCTTATATTTTGACAGATTTACAGATATTTTCAGCATTTCCGATTCAACAATATTCTCGATATTATCCGCCCATTCTATAGAGTTATCGCAATCGTTGTTAAAGTTCGGAAGATAGTACAAATCCTTATTCCGTGAGCAGCAATAAATCTTTCTAACTCCATTCGTCCATTTTTGATAACGCATCTTGCAACCGCAAACTCCACAATAGCACAGACCTGTAAGCATATTGGGAGTAAGGTTTTGGCAATAAGATTTTTTGCTTCTTCTTGATTTTCTTATTTGCTGTGCCATCTCAAACTTATCTTTATCAAAAATAGGTTCGTGAAGTCCTTGGTATATGTTCCCTTTATACGGAATCATCCCTATGTTTACAACACCTGTCAATATGCTTCTTACAACCAATTCGCTTGTATATCCTAAAATTCTTTGAATCGCTACATCGGAATTTCCGGCGATAAACAAATCAATAGCCTTGTTCGCTTGTTCTGCTCGTTCCGGAATTGGTATCAATATGCCTTTTTCTTTGCTGTATGTATAACAATAAGGCGTATTCCCTCCACCCATCCAATACCCTTGTTTGACACGTTCCAGCATTCCTCCACGCATACGAAGCATCATAGTATTCTTATCAAGCTGTGCAAATACAGCCATCATTTGAGTATATGCCTGCTCCATCGGACTGTCATAAGATATTGAATCGTGAACGCACTTAAATTGCACGTTGTTGGGTTGAAAAACTCTTTCAATCATGTATATTCCGTCAACCATACTTCTTGACAATCTATCAAGTTTGAATGCGACAACACATTTCACACGTTTTCTGCCGCAATCGTTTATTAGCCTTTGCAACTCCGGCCTATTCATATTAGCACCGGTATATCCGTCATCAATGTACCAATCAGAAATAATCAATTCGTTTTTTCTACAATACAATTCTATGTCTCGCTTTTGGCTTTCAAGTCCGTTTCCTTCTTCTGCCTGTTTTTCTGTCGAGACACGCATGTATGCAACACATTCCATTTTTTATACCTCCTATCAAAAATGTGCCGCATTACTACACTTGCGACACATTTTAGTTCATTCTTTATTTACTGTCAATCGCTTCTGCAATCATCCTTAACACTTCATCTGGCAATTCAATATTTTCAACATCAATCTCCTTACCCTCGATGGTTACTATAACCATTTATCACCATCTCCTTCAACACGAGATATCTTGTCTCGTATGCAACTAATTTTCCTGTTTACTGTCCTGTCGCATATAGACATCCTATATGCTATTTCCGATATTGTGCTTCCCCGGCACAGCATTCTAAAAATCTGTTCTTCTTCATCCGTAAAGTTTGCTTTAGCAAGAATCCCCTCAATTTCTGGCTTAGTAAGTCTTGAAAACTTCATAAGCCATTTCTCCTTTTTATTTGATAAACAATCTGTTATTGCTCTTAGACATTTTTTCTCTGTTCGTTTTCTTTGCTTTTTCACAATTCATCTGATAGTGCTTCTCGCAAACCTTGTACCCCGGCTTTACAGGAACCCCACACCAATAGCACAATCCCATTTTCACTCGATCTTTTCCATTTTCTGAAACCGGCGTTCCTGTTCTGTTTTTTTCTAGGCAACTCTCACATGCACTAGTGTTTTTCGTCATTTTTCTACCACATCTAGGGCAAACTCCGGCGCTTTGTTTGACTTTATACCTTATTCTTGCATATTCGTTTCTTTTGTCTTTATCTTCCTGCGTTTCTCGTTCTCTTTCTCTTGCCTTTGATTCTGCGTCCTTTGCCCTACATTCAACGCATGTTTTTTCTTGCCCCATGAGCTTATTTTTTTTACATCGAGGGCAATATCCATGATTTCTATACCAATTTCGTGTCTCCGTTTGATTTATAACGTCTTTTTTCGCACATTCAGAACACGTAGATTTTCCCGTCCGATCATTGATTTTGCCACATTGACCGCATCTTCCCTCTGCAATATTTTTGTGATATGTACTACTCATAGTTTTAAAGGATAGCAAATCGCGATTTATGTCCGGACAAATCTATCTGCCTCCTTTCTCTGAATTTTTACTCTTTCTTCCGCATAACCAATTCATAATCGGAATCCGGGTATGTGATTGAATACTCTGTGCGCTTTCCGTGTTCATTTTCCATGTTACCAATAAACCATTCATATACAGCAGCTATAACATCATCTGTAACATCTGTTTTATCGCCAACCCACATCTGTTTTTCTGTGTCTTGCGTTCCATAAAAAATTTTGTTTGTGATTGGGCTTACTCCAAATCCTTTTTTTCTCGCCATCTTCAAACCTTCTTTCTTCATCCATAAATACTACCTCAATCTGTAATTGCCACTTTCTTTGAACTCGACCACATAACCCTTAGACATCTCAATGATTCTGCTCCCAAGAGCTTCATCAACCGAAAGCAAATCCTTCGGATATTTCTCTGTTGAAACGATCATAGGAAGCCGCTTCAAGTATCTGTGATTGATAAGCTCGTACATGATATTGATGTCGCTCTCGGTTATTCTTCCCTTGAACAAATCGTCAATAAACAGAACGCTCACATTCTTCATGCGGTTTATCTCTTCTGAATACTCCACATTGTCTGTAATATTCTGTTTCAACCTTGTAATTGCATCCCGGTAACTTACATACTGAACAGGTGTGCCATTCTTGATAAGCTGGTTGGCAACGCAAAAACCCAACATTGTCTTTCCTCTTCCCGGAAGTCCTGTAAGCAACAAACTGTTATTTTTCTGGTATCGTTGCATCGGTAAATCCTTGCAATACTTAGCAGCGGTTGCTTTCGCAATCTGTAATTCCTGTTCGTTAAACGTCTGAAAATCATTAAACCGTACATTCACATCTTCCGCATCAATTCCACTTGCTTTCATCAATCTACGATATACGGTTTGCGCCATGCAATCACAATCTCTTGCTACCGTCCTACCATCTGCATCCTTGACAATTACAATGTGTGTGTCTTTGCAGATGGGGCATTTATAATCCGGCTTGAAATTCCTGTTTGCGCTTTCTACTCGCATCCTTCGTAGTTCATCAACCATTCCCATCTGATTCACACTCCCTTATAATTTCTACCGCCCTGATGAGTCCTGCTGAAAACGTATTTTCATTTTCGGAAATAGCAACTTCTCTTGCGTATTTATCAAAGTTTTCACAGGATATATCTGCTTCTGCGTTCAAATTTCCGATTACTCGATTTACGTTGATTGCTGTTGGAATTTCTCTTATATGCGTCAAAATGCTTTTGCCATTGACTTGCATATTATCAATACGTAAGTCGCGCAAAAGTCTCATTATAGATTTTCGAGTAATTAAATCATTCATTTTCTCCACCGCCCTTTATAATCTCGATCGCATCATCCAAATTAACTACAAGTTCTCCTCCCATGCCGTCATTCCCAAAACGTTCGTATGATGCTTCCTTTAACTGCTCCAAAACCTTATCCACCTCATAAGCGGTCGGTTGAATATCAATTATTTTACATAAATCAGCAAGTGGTACATAAGCATTACCATCTTCATGCAATATGACGAAATCTCCAACATTGTAAATATTATCTGCATCAATCAATCTCATTTTCATCCCTCCAATCTAACTTTTGACCACACTGGTGGCAGTACTTTAAATCGCTTCTAACTATTCTTCTTTCACATACCGGGCATAGCCATAATGCCGCATAACCTAAATTTGCGATATATATCGGTTTCTTCGGTATATGCTTTTCAAGTGCCTGTATTGCCATTTCATAAGCATTTTCAAAAGAACATCCCCATGAAGTATCACAAGGTATTGCTTTACCAAGTTCATTACAATCATATTTCAGTTCTTCAATAGCTTCACTCTCTGTCATATTATCCCTCACTTTCTGGTTTATCACACACCTCAAACTCAATTACCCACACGTAAGGGTTTGCATCCCATCCGTAGAAATCAAGATCAGATTTCTTGACGGTACTGTTCCAAATTCCAATAAATGATGTAATTATTGAGTTTTCATCAAGTTCTCCATTTAATCGTATATACTTATCCATGCCTTCCGCTAAAGCATCTTCGACAGTAATATCCTGCAACCGCTCCACTCTCACGTTGGTTACACGCAATAAAATTCTTGCAGCATCCTTCGGCATGTGAAGGGATGGATGCCATTTCATCTCGATTTCTTTTCCATCACGGTAAAACTTCTCTGTATCGGAGTAGTCTGCACGGTAGATATACCGTTCTAATCCTTTACACCACGTTTCTCGAACGTACAGGATATCTCCCCGCTGATATGGAGCTTTGTATGCGGTATTTATCAGTTCTATATCTGTCATATTACAGTATGGCTTGAACATGAATCTCTTTTCTTTCAGAAATTCTTCTGGTACTCCGTTTTTACATTTATCCGGCAATAACCCTACAAGCTGTTGTGGTTTAACAATTCTTCTTGTACAGCTCTTTCTCCCATCCAGAATCGCCCGAACCATTTCTGTGTTGAATAAAATTGGTTTAATTGCCATCTATCCCACCTGCCTTTACTGTTTTTATTGCTTCAAGCAATCCATCTGAAAATCCATCTTCATAGTTAACTTCGTACTGAAAAGGAATATTGTTAAATTCGCTTTCCAGATGCTCTACAACCTTGTCAATATCAAATGCTGTTGGCTGTGAGTCAATCAATTTACACAATGCAAGAACCTTATTTACAGGATAATTATTTGCAAAAGCCATTCCTGCAATCTGCTTTGTAAGCTTATCCGCATCAATCAGCCTCATATTATCCCTCGCTTTCTAATAACTCTGGGTTGTCAACTATATTGCCGATAACTTCATAGTCAACGGCTTTTTTATATTCTTTAAAATCATTGGTTTTCCAATCACAAATCATTGGTTCCCATTCGCCCATTGGAATGTTATGTGAATTATTTAATACAATGTCAAATCTTGCACAAGGTACATTCCATTTAACAATAAAATAATTTCCATTATGTAGGATATCATTCTCCCAAATCAACTTGCCGTTCTTATCTTTAACCCCTGTGCATTGACAGATAGTATCTGGATCAATCTCATACTCGACATAATCAGCTCTTTCGCTTTCAAATTGAAAAATAGTATATTTCCCAACATCACATCGAAGACTTCCATGAACCCACATGCCATCTTCAACACCATTGTTGTATGTCCCAACGATTTGTGCGGTTTTCGCTTTGAATAAATATCTATCTTCCATATTCTCTCCTATTCCGCTTCTGATTGAAGCCAACCCCTAACTTCCGTCACTGTGTGCATTGAAACCCCATTTTCGATAGTCTTAACGCTACCCTCGTCATAGGTTTCTATTGAACATATAAAATCAAGCAGTTCTTCATCCGACATATTTCTAATTCTGTCGGCATTAGTTTGTGACTTTGTTTTTCCGATATCACTCATTTTCTTCACCTCTCAATTCTTCGAAATAGAATTTTACATCGTCAGACACATACTTAACGATTCCAAACCGCTCCGCCACTTGATAAGGTATGCTGTCACGCATAAGCCTTTTATGTATTTCTGAAAGATACTTTCGAAATCCCTCGACATCTAAAGTGGCTTTATAGTGGTTGCAGCTCCTACAAGCTGGCATGTAATTTGAAATGTCGTCTGCTCCACCTATCCTAAGTGGTGTTGCATGGTCTACCTGCATATCTTTATAATCAATCTTCTTGCCGCAGTAAGCGCAATGTCCGTTATACATGATATATACAGATTGTCTCACTTTTTTAGGTATTGCTTTTCGTTTACTCATTACTGCCCTCTCAATTCTTTCAGTTTTGCTTCGGCTTTGGATTTTGTGATAAATAATGTTTTGCCAATTTCGTTTATGTCTGACAACTCAAACACGCAACTTTCGATTGTACATGGCATCTCATTTGGAATCCCAAAAATGTAATAAATATCCGTTCCTACCTTGCAAGGAAGTTTTATTAGCCTGCCCTGTTCCTCCAGGTCCTCATACTCTCCAAGCTTCTCACAAACACTTGTCGTAATCTCACAGTCATCACATTCGCTACTCGCCCCCAATCCGTTACACTTTTCAAAGCATTTTGGATAGTAGTAACCTCCACTGTCATTTTTCTTCGTCAATCTCTCCATATCATCACTCTCCAAACATTTTATTTATTTCTTCATCGCTCATAATCGGAACGCTCTGTTTTTGACGTTCTGCAAGCGAATCTAACTGCATATCGGTTACGGATTTAGACTTTGCATCTTCGGATATATGTCTGCTGCTATAATCATTTTTAAGTCCATATACATCCGACCAACAATGATCTACCGACTGATTCAGAATCTTAATCGCTAATCTGGTATCTCCGCCGGACAATCTTTCAATTTTATTTTTCATACGCGTAAGTGCCTGTTTCGTAGCAATCGGCTTTTTAATCTTCTTACGCATATCCAAAAATTCAGCGAATGCAGAATTAAGATCGGGATCGTCATAATGTGTCGTTTTCGCCCCTATATTATTCTTATATTCTTTACTTCTTATATTCTTTACTTCTTTTATAATAGGAAGGTTCGTTATCTGTTCGTTATCTGATTGCATTTTGATTGCATCGGTGCTTGTGGTTTCATCGCATTTTTGCTTGTTATCTGATTGATACAAATTGTAATTTTTTATAGTAAATACGCTATATTTACTATGTGCTTTGCTTGTGATTTCGCCTGTGCTTTTAAGGTGCTTTAGCGCGTTGCGAATTTCATTATCTGTTAAGCCTGTTTCAGATGCCAATTTTGATATGGAAGATGGAAAAGAACCACGCTCGATCAGTTCGCCTTTATAGTACCCATCTTTCCAATATGCAGACACAAGCATGTAAAAAAACAACCTAAATGTGTTGAAATCATCCCACCATTCCCATTCAAGAATCTTTCGATCTATCTTTACAAAGTTTCCCATAAAATCATCACTCCTCAAAGATTTCTATGTATTTTTCAAATCTTCTGCAATTTTAAGAAGATCATCACGCGTAAGATTCTTGCATTCTCCGGTGTAATATCCACAATGTTTATCTACCGATTTGATAAAATCGTCAATCGCCTTGTCGTAAATATCTTCAACTGTATTTACATCGTATGCATCACACAATGCCTGATGCTGTTCTCTGTATGCTTTCAGTTCTTCCAGCCATTCTGCAACTTGCCTATATTCTTTGTTTAATTTTTCAGAAATATCAGGGTCTTTTGAAAATATAATATGCCCCTTTTCTGCCAAGGCTTTAAATCTTTCTATTGATTCATCAATCGTCATTATCTACCACACCTCCTTCCCACGCTTTAAGCATTGATTTCTTGCTATCTATTGAAGTCTCGTTGTAATAGCATCCAAGTTCCCAATAATACTGATTCTCCAGCGTGTAAATCGTAACCTGTGACATATAATCACGTATCATAGCCATAGCCTTATCCTTGCGCTTCTTGTCAAGAAAGATTATCGGTCGTATTCCGTACCGCTTCTTATATGACTTTTTCCACCTCCTATGATTCATCACTCTTCATCCTCTCCACACATCTATCCTGCTTCTTGCATACATAATTCTGAATCTCACTATCAGATACTCCGTACACCTGTTTCAGAATATCCATGCAGATCATAACATCCGCCATTTCTTCAATGAGGTTGTCTCTGCTGCCCTTGCCACGCTTCTTCTTGCTAATTGCCTGTATAAGCTCCGAACATTCCTCCATGCATACTGTCGTCTGTAAATCAGCACCATAATGTTCAACGCTCTTTGTAACTACGTTTGAATCAATAATAATCACTTTAATCTCACATCCTTTTCATTCATGCGGATTGAATACTCCAATCCGCACTCTTCCTTTAATATTGATATCTGATCGTTCCAATCGGTATAGTTCTCTCCGATACACTCAGCCTTGAAATTAAACCGTTTCTTAAACCGGTTTAAGCGCTCTCTACCGAACCCAAATTCATCATGCAACGTTACAGATGCAAGAATCAGAATCGTGTCAAGCATCATGTTCTTTGCGTTATCCGTAAACTCCTGCAATGCCTTATCATCAATCCGCACAGGAATGTTATATGCTACACGCTTTTTTAAATCGGATTCTAAGGCATCTAAACCATGCTCTCTTGCGTATCTAAGCGCATAAGACATTCCCTCACGTCTTGCTTGTTCCTCTTTGCTTTTGCTCATTTTCAATCACACTCCTAATTTTCTTTGTGACGATTTCTCTTGTACCGCTCATATTGTTCCTTATGCATATCTTTTATAGAATTATGCACAAACTTCTGCTGTCGAATACTATCTTTAAGTTCCTCATGTGCATCTGTATATGCCTTATATCTGTCACATATACCATGGCAACCAATATGCCTATCAAAACAATCCATACACGGTGATAGTAGTTTTACCATTTAATCACTCTTCCAATCTATTAAATACTGCCTTATAAATCTGCTTGCGTATTGAGGATGTATCATTGATCGTTGCGTTTTTACTGATAACCCATCATCACTTACCCTACTTTTTGATATTATTTTTGTTTCTACATAATCGATAGGTTCAAAAACCAGGTTGTCTTTTGGTTTAAAATTTATAAACCAATACTGAGTTGGCTTTTTATAATAATCTCCGTCTTTTGTCCTGTCTTTATCTATTAAGTCTGGCTTCAAACACCAATAAGTCGTAAGATAATGAGGTTGATTATATGGATTTTCTATAACACATTTTATTTTCCGTCTTATGCAATTTACAATCAACTTATTAAGCAATACATAAAACTCATTCAACATATTATGACGTTCTATCGCATTTTCACATTTCTTTTCAATGCTCCAATTCCTCTGCGAGTAATTATTGCCAGAAAACCATAATTGACTTTGACATTCAAAGTATGTGCACGGGAAAAACGCAAGTACCAAATCATCTTCGCTTATTTTGTCAAAAATACTGGGTTTATCTTCGTACCCCCCTAATTTCTGCAAACAAATCTACAATATAATCAGTTTCCCCAAATTCCTTTTGAATGTCGTAATCATAAGATTCAATTCCAAGTTTCTTAAACTCATTTTTAAAAGTCCCTGATTGTTCAAATAAACAATGTGCAATCATAAAATCTACCAAAAGGAAACCTAGGTTTTATGTCCGGACAACCTTATTCCTTTCTTTGATTTTTAGTTAGTGCATACCCATACTCCCAAAATCTTCTAATGGGTAATCGTGTTTGTGGTCGTTTGCAAATACTTTAATTAAGCACTCTCCCGATTCTTGACCAAACTCGCATTCTTTACATCTGAATATCAAATCTTTCTGCCTGTCGGTCTCTGCGCAATTCATGCACCAATTTTTAGTAAAAATATCAAGTCCGTGTATCGCTTCTGTTATGTTATCTTCGTTTTCTCTTGTTAAATTCACTCTGAATCACCCGCTTTCATAAATACAACCCAATGCGTATCTGCTCTTTTGTTCCCGAATATAGGCTTGCTGCTAAAGCATTTTAAAACTTCCGATAATTTTATTTGCTGTTCGTTCCATTTAAAAATCAATGTTCCGTATGGTTTCAGAACCCTCATACATTCATCGAATCCTTGTTTTAAATCCTGTGGCCAAGTATCAGATAGCTTTCCATATTTCTTGGCCAACCAAGATTTTTCACCAACTCTTAACAAGTGCGGTGGGTCAAACACAACCATGGAAAACGTATTATCATCAAATGGAATGTTCCGAAAATCTGCTACTATGTCAGGCTTTATTTTTAATTTACGGCCATCACAAAGAGTATCTTCTAACTCTCTACAATCCATAAAGCATACATTAGGATTTTCTTTATCAAAATAAAACATCTTACTTCCACAGCAAACATCTAATATAGGCTTATTCAATCGCTTTCACCCTCCTTTAATAAATCCATAAACTTTTCATACTGTTTCTGCGACACCTTATTATGCTCTTTTTCTGGCTTTAAGCGGATTATAAGGTGCTTTTCAGCGATAGAGGATAATTCCCTCGCTAACACTTTTTTGCCTTGCTGTACGCCCTGCATATAGCCTTTAGGTGCTTTTCTCTCGCCTATTGAACCACTAGCACGATTTTCTCCTTGACCGCCTAAACTGACATTCCGAAGCTGATAACCTTTATCAGCATATAGTTTGATGTAATACTTCTCTTTTTCGTCAAGCTGACTTTCGGGGAAATTCATAAATTCAACTCGCCATCCGTAAGGGTTCTTCTCTGCATCGTACAATCCATGCGATCTGATGCTCAAATCTATGTGTTGCTGATAGCCGGATAAATGGCTTGCCAATCTGCTGATTACATGTACCGCCTGTCCGATGTAAGCATACTTAAATCCGTTTTCATCCTCTCGAAGCAAGAAATATATACCGCTCTTGTCATTCAACTTAGGATTCACTTTGAGAAGCCGCTCTTTGTTCTTTTTCTCAATCGCATACACCTGTCTGTAATTCGTAGCCACTAAGTTTCACACTCCTTTAAGTCGCTTGCTATTTGGTCTAAATCAGATACAATCTGTGCAAAGCAATCTGTCGGGTTCTCACTAACAAGGTCTTTAATCGCCTGTACAACGTCGTCCACGCCTTGATTGTACTGATTCTGTTCGTCAATATTTACCACATTTTTCACTCTCCTTTGTTCCCTACCGCCCACCACTTATAAAACTTAATATTTAATATTGAAATGTCCGTGTTCATTTACCCAATCAATAGCTTCCGCGTAGGTAATGCCGTTGTTCTTCAGAACATACAGAAGGTTATGGAATTTAGGATGCGTTTTCTTTAATCGTTCAAATCTGCTTTCCTTTTCTAAGTGGCAGCCAAATCCGCACAGAACACACCCAGTTCTTGTACAGCCTGTGGTTTTCAGCAATGGTCTTTCCTTATCAAAAATCCCGAAATCTGCAAATGACATCTGATTTTCACATTGCCCCATAGCTTCGTAATCTGTGACTACTTCGCCATAAACTGAACATATCGGGAAATAAAATTCTGTATTTTCGACACTCGCTCCTGTTTTCTTGTATACAATCCTATTTCCGTAAAACATCTTGTCATCGCTCATTCTTGCTTCAATCATGCTTTTCGCATTCTCTTTAATGTAAAGCAACACATCCTGTTCTGTCCAAAAGCTCATAGGATTGCTATGTGGTTTTTTGACATTAAAAGCATTACACCCATTCTGTAACCATTTCTGTGTACGCATAGTGCTTTCGCTTGCCATAACAGCTAAAATAGGTTTCCTTTTCGTTTGCTTTTCATAAGCAAATGCAGGTTTATGTTTCATTTCCATACAGCACATATCGCTTATATCAAATGGTGCATCAAGAAAGAATTTATATTTTTCTTGATTAAACTGACTATAATTCCCTTTTCTGTCTTTCAATTCTCCATTCAATCTGCGTAACCTATATTCTGAACCGCTAGGGATAACTCCCATCTGCAAGCTCTTGTACTGTTCGTTCTGTTTGTCTATTCTCCTGTCTATTCCTAGCAGGTCTGCCATGTAGCAAGCATACGGAACCGTCTGTCTGTCTGTCTGTCTGTCAAGATTGTGTTATTACATTTTTGGCTGTCAAGGTATTTAACGTATTTTCTTGCACCGCTAACGCAATTTGAAACTTCTTTGCTAATCATCGGGAATCCGTACTTTTCACATACCTGTGCAAATGAAATCTTAGGTTTCAAAATCACAAGGTTATCAAATGTCTTTGCGAACTCCTTTAACTCTGGATATTGTGTCGGAACATCTACGAACACAAGTGGAATATCTTTATAATTGCAAACATTTCGTACAATATCGACTAAAACCGTACTATCCTTACCGCCACTAAAACTGACGTAAACGCCTTCTTCTCCAAACCGATCGACCCATTCATCAATTCTTCTCTTTGTCATTTTGATTTTTCCTGACAAAGGAAGCGATTGCATCTGATAAAGGTCTGTCATTGTATGCTTATTACCCATATCATCAACTCCTACTTAAAAGGTAAATCGTTACCTGTCAATCCTGTTGGAATATCCATAAATCCAGCATCAGCAGGCATAGGAACAGGTTCATCCTGTGTGTTTCCACCTTGCGATGATCTACTCTCGCAAAATTCGTGTTCCTCGACAACAACCTCTGTTGTATAAACCTTGTTGCCATCTTTATTTGTGTAGCTGCCTGTCTGAATACGACCTGTAATCGCAATCTTTGTACCCTGCTTCAAATACTTTTCAGCAAATTCTCCGTTCTTTCCAAATGCAACACAGTTTATAAAGTCTGCCGTCTGCTCATTTCCAGAATTGTCTCTTCTCTGAAATCTACGATCAACTGCAAGTGTATATCTTGCGATTGCCAACGGTTCTGATGCCTGTGTGTATCTGATTTCCGGGTCACGGGTCAATCGACCCATCAAAATTACTTTGTTCATGTTTAATACCTCCATCTCTAATATGTTAAATCATCATATTTATTGCCCTTGACAATGAAATCTTCGGAATAAGACATCTCATACGATATGCCTGTCTCTTTGCACTTGAACTCGAAACACGCTGCACTTGCAATCCACCGGCACACATATCGCTTTCCGTTTTTGTCCTCGCAAATATCGTGTTCATAGATAAGCTCTCCATCTGCGTCTCTGCATCCGGTACATCGGCAAATCGTGTCCTTGTCAATGATGTGTGCCATATCCATGAGAAGCTCTCTCGCAGATCGCATACATGCTCCCTCTGATTTCTCGATAATGAATACAAAATTGTCTTTCCAATCCTGTATCACAATGCCACCATATACCCATTCTTTAGTGTCTGCATCAATGGCTTTGCACTGCATAGCATCCTGTTTCATTCCAATTTCATACATCCTTTCACACCAACAATCTTGGCAATAATCTTCATCACCATCGTGTATAAACTCCTTTGTATCGGTTGTTGTATCTCCGCATCTGTCACACTCAAATACGTAATAGTCATTCTGCCTACCGCAGTTAATGCATCCTTGCGGGCATCCAACGCAATCATTTTCTTTCCATCTGCTCATCATTCCACCGCCTTGTCCTGAATAATCTTGCCCGGCTTAATGCGTGTAAGAAGTCCAAGCTCCAATCCGTTGTGCGGTCTCCACAGATGCAAACAATTTTCAAGCATGTTGACGTACTCGCTCTTTTTCGGCATGATCTGATATGCTTCCTCTTCATCGTTGAAAAACGAATCCTTCAACTCGCACATTGCATTCCAATCCGGCAATCGTCCGTTATAAGGGCAGAAACTTACGTGTTCATAGCCTCTTTCATTGTTAGAAAAAACAACGCTGCCCTTGTACTTTCCGACCGTGATTTCTGAGCTGTATGTGTTTATGTCGATTTTCTTCACGTAGGAAAGCGTTTTCTTAATTTCTTCAATTTGTTTCATTCGCAAAACTCCTATCCGTCATAATTTCAGCAAATCTCTTTGCAAGAATTTCCTTAATATTTTTCTCGACGAAATCGCCAATCGCTTTTTCAGTCTTACTCTTGACAAAGTCTGAAAAAGGCATATCATTTATAAGACGGTCGTTACTCCAATTCGGAGCAGACACAAGCCGCTCTATTCTCTTGTCAATTACCTTTGCAATTTCTTCATCAAGATTCTTATAAATTACCTTCTGAACGTATTCATCCATAGCAATTTTGACCTTTTCTTCAATTTCCTCGCTATTGAGAGATATATTTAAAATCATTTTTGGTTCAGATTTCTTCATTTTAATTCTCCTTTCTAAAACGGACATTCATTCGGATTCCGTAGCAACCATTCCTTTTTCGGTTCTGAAGCGTCCACATTTGCATTTGGAACTGCGCTTTTCATCTTGTCGATAAATAAGTCCTTATCAGCATTATTCTTCGACAGGTGGCACATAATAACGTTCTGCAAGTCTTTGGAATTGTTTGCCTTGACAAAATCGCAAGCTGTGTCAATACTCATATGACCCCGGTATACGTGATTTACCTTTGCGGAATCTTCATTGTCGATTAAATCCTTGTCATAGTTCACACCTAAAAGGATATGGTTGATGCGTTTGAATTTCCATTTGACAACCTCACAATCGGTTATGTAAAGCATTCTCCCCATTTCCTTGTGAGTTATCAGAAAGCCATATATCGGACAAGGTTCGCCATCTGCATTTGTATGCGTCCAGCTTCCGTCTATCGTTGTTAGGTCAAATGTTCTTACAGTAAAATAAGAATTTGCGAGAAACTGGTTCATAAGCAAGGTTTCGTATGGCTTGCATACTGGTATTCCCATAGCTTCAAAATCTTTTACCGATTTGCTATGGTCAAGGTGCTTATGGGTGCATATCACACACACAACATCTTTGATATTCCAATTCAAACCTTTTTTTATATCCTTAATCGGTATTCCGCAATCAAGGATAAGCGTTTCTCCACTTTCGGAAGTTAATGTGTAGCAGTTCCCGGAACTCCCTGTTGCGATACATTTAAGTTTCATCATTTCACACCTACTGTCATAACTGCTGGATTTACAACTCCTTCTCCGTCATAGTCATACTCTTTGTTATGCCACTTTCTCAAATACTCTCCGTATTCCCAGCACTGTGAAAGAATACTAACTGCGCATCCATACATAAATCCTGTTATGCCCTCTGTGTCTGCTTCATGGCTCAATCTGTCTGCATTATCAACAAAGCACTTCGTAACATCATTGCTCTTTCCAATTTCTGCTTCTAACAGTTCAGCCCACCTTTCAGCATAAGTGAAGCAAGCTCTGCTGTATTCGTCACTATTCTTGTCGTACCAATCCTTGTATTCTTTCTCTTTACCTTTAATAATTTTCATACTCACACCTCGATTTCATCATCCTGTGGAAAACGAAAATACTCGCTTGTTACCTCTTTGAATTTTTCGCTGCTTAAAATACCCATAGCTTCTTGAAACGTATTTGTCGTGGCTGTTCGATGGTAAAACTCATTATTGTTATATGCTTCTCTAAGCATTTCCATAGCTTTAAGTGCCTTTTCTTTGGCTGAATATTCAGCTGCAGCGTCAATCTCCGTGCCTCCATATAATTGTATTTTTACGCAAGTATTCCGTTTTATACTGTTTTCATGCAGAAAAACCAAACTGTTATCGTACGGAAAATCCATTGTTCCGTCCTGCGAAATTACTCTCATCCTTATTCTCCCTTCATGAACTCCGGCTCTGCCGATTCTTCACTCACGATTTCTGAATCTACAACCGATTCGTCAAAGTCAACGGAATTTGCACTCTGTTCAATATCATAAGCAACATCCTGTTCTACCATTTCTTCGTGGCTAATTTCCTCGTAATCATCGTCTCGCCCAAAGCCACTATATGTATTGTTGATTGACTTAAGCAGTCTGTTCTTGACAGTTTTCTTTGCCATCTGGTCTGTAAACTTCTGATGAACTCCGTTTCCGTTCTCTTTATATCCGAATCCCTGTTTCCAAGCTGTCTTGATCTGCCCGATGGTCATAATCTCTACTTTTGACGTTCCATCTTTCAGAAATGCGATCGCGTACGCACCCTTTATCTTGTCGTTATCAATGTTTCCAATTTCCTGTATATGCTCCGTGATTGTTTTCTTGCCGTTTACAATCGTGTAATTAAATGTATCTCCTTCATAAATAACCTCTGCCTCGATATCCAAAAGACCGTATCTTCTAGCAACGCAAGTCGCGCCATAGACAGATGGTTGACAACTTAACTTGCCTGCGTATGCAACCGGATAGCACTGTTTCTTTCTCATCGACAATCCATCTGTTACCATGTTGATAAGTGCGTTCTCGATGCTTGCTCTCGAACAGCTCTGCAAGACAGGCTTCTTATTCATATCTACTGTGTCCTGCAAAATCAACATCGCCGACATAAGTTCATTTGTGTAGTTGTAATTCTCCGGGAATGTCAGACCGAACTTCTCTTTTTGTTTGATTTCAATAACCATTCCCTCTGTGAAGTCTTTGGCAATAAGTTCCTTGCTCTGTGTCTCTTTTTCCTTTGCAATCTGTGTATTCTCTGCCATATTACTTTCCCTCCTAATCTTCTTTTACTTCCATTACTGTAACTGTAAGCGACGACCATCCATGCGTTCTCTTTCTTTTTCCAGTTATAGAACCAACAAAATAATCTTTAATATCCTCGATATCCTTAAAAGGCGTTCCCATGCTTGGGATCAACGCTCCGCTTGGAATTCGCATCAAACCGTCGTCAACATCATAAACATGCCCCGTCTTAAAAATATAATCACCATCAACAACAAAAATCTTTCCGTTGTAATACTCCTTCTTCGGCTCCTGTTCTACAAGATCAATCATTTCGTCATTACACCAATATCCATGATTCTTCACGCAATGACCGAAGCAATCATGGAATTTAGGTGATTCTTCGTCGAACTCAACCGCATAGTCAAGGTCATCCTGATTGCTCTTTTCGATGTACTCAACAGTTCCTGTTCTGCCACAAAAATTCCGTCCAAGCTCCATAGGATTCACAAGTTTCACTCTGTCTCCAACCTTAAATTTATTCATAATCATTCCTCCATATCCTTAATAATCAGTTCCTTGTCGTCCGTTCTACGAATAACAATCAACTGTGTGTCAATCTCCGGTATTCTCCATGCATCCAGGGATTCCGTATCGTCAATGATGATTGGCATTTCCACGTCATTCTTACGCTGGAATGCACGACAAATATCAATCTCTGTAAGCAACTTTGCACCGTGGTTCATATTCCGGTTATATGGTTCTCCCTTATATATGAACTCGCAACACTCTTCTGTATCTCCGTTGATAAGCGGTCTGAATAATCGTACTTTGCAAAATTCCAAATACTGATTTACATTTTCTGAAAGAATCTCGTTTTTCTTTCGGTCGAGTTTCTTCAATAGATCAAGAATTGATTCCTGATCGGCGATCTTCTGCTGTGTCTCTCTCTGTTGTTCACGAAGCTGTGATATCTGATTATCAATGTAATCATTGACCGATGACTTTCCAATTTTCTCCGTCACATCCAACAGATCATGTTGCAGTTTTTTAAGTTCCTCTTTCAAAGAATCGGTCAAATTTGAACCAATCGCTTCCTTATTATAAAGAGCTTCTTTTTCGTCCAATTCCAACTTGACTTTCTTGTATTCGGAAGTGTTCGTAATATCAACGCACACCGGCATACCATCTATACGATTGTTCAGAGAATCATATTCAGCCTGCAAATCTGATACTCTCTTGCCCCGCTCCTGTATCTGCTTCTCTGTCTGTTCAATCTCTGCCTTGCAGCGGTCAAGTTCCGATTTCTCAAAGTTTCCACTTGCAACAATGTTGTCAAGTCTCTGTTTCTTTGTCTCTTCGTACCTCTCCCGGATTTCGTCGGCATTCTCCAACTCTCTATGGCAAGTAGGACAGATCGTGTCATTCTCTCCGATTGTCTCTGCGTTTGTTCGCTTCCAATCTTCTGCATATTGCTCACGAAGGGAAACATGGCGTTTAAATTCCGATTCAAGACTATCTTTCTTGCGCAAAAGATCATTCTGAATGTTCTTCTGTGCAATCAGTTCCTTATTTGCATCAAAAGACTTCTGTGTAAGCTCCGCTCTCGTCTTATCAAGATTCTCGTTCGCCTTATTTTGCAAGCCGGACAGTTCAAATTTAAGATTCAAAATCTCCTGTCCTAATGCGTCATGCTCTGCCGATGCATCTTTGATTTTGGCGTTTACATCATCAATCTTGGATTCGATGTCTGACTTCATCGACTGCAACTGCGACACATCAACATCCGTCTTTTGCTTCATCAATTCGTCGATACGTGGTGCATATTCGTCGGCAATCTGACGAAGTCCTTTAGACGATGATTTTCCACGTGAACCATTCAAAGTTCGATTGCAACGCTCTTTCAGTTCTTTAATAGTTCCATCTTCAAGTATAGGAACAATAGGCGCAAACTGTTCATCTTCCTGTGCGATATCTAATGTCGTTTTATCTCCAAACGTCTTTTCCAGCACAGTTCGTTGGTCTGCCGGTGACTTCTTCAACAACGATTGAGCATTCAAGCAATACTGCAATTTGTCAGAATCCAAAAAGCCATCTTCAAGGAACTCTGCATAGTCCTTGACTTTCTTCGGAACGTCATTGATGTACGAATCTGTAATGTTCCCAATAAAATCTCCGTTCTTGTTGATGCTCTCCCGGAACACCTTTTTCAGTTCCTTTTCTGTTCCATCCAAGTCGAATGTAACTGCGCACGTTGTCTCGATACCTGTGATCTCCTTGCCGTTATCATCATGCGGTCGGATTCCTGTAATCTCCTTGCCATTATCATCACGACAATTAAGTACATATTGAACGCCCCGTTTGATGGTTGTCTTGCCGGATTCGTTCACGCCGCAAATCTCTGTTCTTTCTGCTATGTCCGCATCAACAGTATTCGCTCCAAAGAATTTCCCAAAATTGCGCAGGAAAATATGTTTAATTCTTATCTTTTTCATGCTTAATCTCCTTCCTCATAATTTCGTCGATTGCGCCAAACGTTAAATCGCTCGAAGCCTTATAAAACCGATCTCCGAATTTTTCATCTGTAATCGACCGACCAAGAATCATTGAACCGATCAATCGTGTTGTAGTCTCGGAATCTGCACCGCCTCTTACCGCTCCGGCGTACAGTTTGAACATCGGAAATACCTTAAATTCTTCTGCCAAGGTATCAATCGATGCGTTCTTCGTGTTCTCGACGTACTCAGCCAATCCTTTCTCAAAAGAAACATCCTCGTTCAGTTCATCTTCTAAATGCAGTTTGTTCAAATCGAACATATTCTTTACTTCTCCCATTTCTTTTATTTCTCCCTTCCATTTTTCTATAAATTCTTAATGCTTTGCTGATTTTGTCATAGTTCCAATATCCGTATATCGTAAGTGCTATTCCGATAGCTAAGATAATCTTCGGAATCGTCTGAAAATCATCCGTAATCGAATATGCGCCTGTGATCGTCATAATGCTTCCGGCAACCACGTATGGATTAAATTTGCTCATCTTCTTGCCCTCCGAATATAATTATCAACGGTTACTCTTCTTCCTGTTTGCTTGTGAACTAGGAATAAATGGAACCCCGTTTCTCTCCGCACCATCCATTCATCTACGTTATAGCCTTGCGAATGAACGATTTCTTTCTGCGTTCTTGTAAGTTTCTTTGGCTGCTTCATTTATTCACACTCCTTAAATTCCCCGTCAACCAGCTTGTAAAACGTATTTTCCTTAATGCGTTCTCCGTCGACGTATTCAGTCTTTACGCACTTCGGAATCCATATATAGAATCCATTTTCGTTTTTCTCTCCTGTTTTAACCCACTCGGCAAGCGTTATCCAACTTCCGATTTTTGCTCTTGCGATAGAGTTGTAGCCAGCAGCCATAACTACTGAATTTTTTCCGATAGATGTAATCTGTGCGGAATAGCCGGAGCTTCCAATCTTTGCGTAATTGCCGGAGCTTCCAATCTGTGCGGAATAGCCGGAGCTTCCAATCTGTGCGGAATCGCCGGAGCTTCCAATCTTTGCGGAATCGCCGGAGCTTCCAATCTTTGCGTAATTTTTTCCATTGTCGTAGTCCGTGCACTCTTCGGCATTTTCAATTCTTGTTTTCTCGATTGTAAAGTCGACGCAAGCTTTAACAAATCCTTTAAGCCCTAACTTCGCGCCAATGTGTAATTTGTTAGTTGCACTCTTGTTTCCATCTTTCTTTACTTCTCCGACGGCTTCAACTTCGGCAAAATCGGAAATATCTCCATCCTCATTTACAAGCGGATAATAATCAAGAACATCATACGGATTTTCGCAGAAATGCATCATTCCAGCTTCGCAAATCTCTGTTCCATCTTCTTCGTATGTCGTGTTTTCCTTGTATTGTTTTCCGCTGCACGTCATATCTTTGTTAAATCCCTTATACCCTTTAATCGTTTCTCCCATTTTCAATCTCCCTTCCTAAAAATTTATTCACAAAATACAGCTGCCCTTTGCCAGTAATCTTAGTTGTGCGTGTAATTCTTACGCTTCCATCAGGGTTCTGCACGTTGCTTTCTTTCACTTCGAACAATCCCTGTTCGACATATCTCTGCATCGGCATGTTTCGTGATGAACCGCTCTTACACAGATACCCATTGTTTCTCAACCATTCAAACAACCGCTTCTGCCCGATCTGATAACCATTCTGACAAATCAATTTTGCCAAATCTCCGATAAGAATAGATGTACGACTTGTTGCCACCGCATCTGCAAATATCGCCTTGGGTTTCATCTGCTCAATCCTTGCCTGTTTTTGCTCGATAATCTTGTCTCTTTCGGCAATCTTGTTATGTGCCACAAGCAAAGCCTTTGAAAGCAATTCATCGTCAGATAGTGTTTCTTGCCCGGCTATATATCCGCCATTCTTACGGATTGACGGAAGAACCTCTGACGTTACCCATTTGCGAAATTTCTTTGCGTTTGGTTTGTCGCTTCTTAATATAACTGCGTACAGACCGCTTTCTGTAATAAACCATGTTTCTCCTTGACGGGGTAAGTCTAACTTACACCGTTCGTCATCATCTAATCTCGCAGAGACAACACGGCTGTTTGAAAGTTCTAATGCCTTGCACACATCAGGCAAGCAAAACATAGGTTCATTATTCGCTAATACTGTTCGGATTTCTCCAAATTCTTCATTATTAAAAATCTGTAATTCGTTCATGTTTCTCCTTTCTTGTGTTATAATTCCCTTATCAAGCAAGGGAAGGTGGTGCAATATGGATAGTAGTTGTTCTGAAACATTTGCGACATACGAAACTGTCAGCAAAGGAACGTATGTGTGTATGCAATGTGGCGGAGAAAACCAAAGTGGAATTATCACCATAAAGCATAGCGGCGAAATGTTGCCAGAATGCAAAGAGTGCGGATATACTACATGGCTTAAAGTAATGTAGGATTTTTGAACACTCTTTTTTCTTCTGCGAGCGTTTGGTCTGTAACCGCCAAGTTATCATCAACCAAATGCTCAACGAGGAACGTTCTTTTTACAACTCTTGTTCCATTTCCACATACTTGTGAAATGTGCAGATACATCTTTCCATCCTTGCAAAACGGAACAGCAAACATACTGTTAAGAAATTTCCACTTCACAAAATGCTTGTTAAAAAATGCAACTGCTCGATTTTTAACCTTGCTCACCAAATAGCCTCCTTCTTGTAACTTTTTAAGTTACTCTTTAGCAAAAAAAATATCCATCGGATTTGAAATGTTCAGCCTGTCTATCATAATCTGAATTTCGTCGCTTCCAAAAACGCCCTTCTGCATTCTGCTGTAAAATGTCTTTGGAGTTATCCCAATCATATTCGCAACATCTGCCTGCGTCTTTCCGTTTTCTGCTATGATTCCTCTAAGTTTTTTTGCGTTTACCATGTCTTATTGTCTCCTTCCTAACCTTCGTGGTAACTTTTTAGGTTACTATCATTATACAACATTTTTGTAACTTGTCAAGTTATTTTTTTCTTGACTTGTAACTTTTTTGTGTTATAATTGAATTACAAACAAAGGAAGGAGGATATACAAATGACAATAGGAGAAAGAATAAAAATGGCAAGGGAGAAAAACGGAATAGCGCAAACCGATCTCGCAATAAAGATCGGAGTAAGCAAACAGACATTATTCAAATATGAAAATGGAATTGTAACGAATATCCCAAGCGATAAGATTGAGGAGATCGCAAAAATCACTCATGTTTCTCCTGCTTACATCATGGGATGGGAATATAATCTTAATAATGCAGATACAGATATTATAGCCGACATTTATTCTGATATGAATATGTTGGAAAGCGTAAAAAAACTTATAACTTTATCTAAAGAGCATAAGCAAACGATTTATGACAATATAGATTATCTTTACGAGAAAGAGGGGCACTAGATGCCCCATTTCTTTTTGAACGATTGAATCATTGAATATAAAAATTTTAGGAAAACTTCGTTTTCACATTTTGATATTTCTTCAACAACCTTTTCTTTGTAGCTACTCCCCATAGAAATGCCTCCTTTCTTGACAATTATACCACCGCTCTTATTTACAAAACAGACTGTTTTTGTCGTCAAACTTATAATATAATCGTCCATTATCGACAATCGGTAAAATTAGTGCTATAATGTGAAGAAATAAATACATGGAGGGATTTTTATGGATAACAACATGAACTATCAACAATTTCAACAACCAATCAAAAAGAAAAGGAATCCAATAGCAATAGTTTTAATTATTGTTTTGGCTTGCGGGAATATTGCTTTAGGAACTATTCTTTTCCTTAGCAATCAAAAATTAAATGACAAAATTGACGAGAAACAATCATCATGTGACAGCATTCAAAAACAATATGACAATTTGCTTTCCGAAAATCTTCAATTAGATACCGATTATGAAAAATTAAAAGAAGAAAACGAAGAATTGCAGGCTCAAATCGAAGAATTGACAAACCCAAAAACAGATTTAGAAGAATCAGAAGAAGCCGGGGAACTGTCTGACGAACTGAACACGTTTGTAAATTCAAATATGGAAGATGTCAGCATGTTTAGGTCGGACGTATCTTATGATGAAGTTGCAAGACATCCAAATGACTATGACGGGGAATTGTTGACATTTAGTGGAGAAGTAGCCCAGGTTATCGAGGGCGACGGAACAACAGAATTAAGAATTGCTGTCGATGGAGATTATGACGACATAATTTATGGAATTTACGATAACAGAATTTTAGATTCAAGATTACTTGAAGATGATAAAATACAGTTTTACGGAGAATCTTGCGGAATAATTAGTTATCAAAGCACTCTTGGAGCTACAATATCAATTCCGTCAATGTCAATTTATAAGATTGTAATAAAATAAAAAATAAGGCAGAGGTTTTTATCTCTGCCTTTGCTTTTACATATAGGGCGATAGCACTTAACTACCGCCCCGACCAGAATATTGAGGGGGATTCTGGTGTTCCTATTGGGAACATATTTATAATAGCACTATAACTTTGATATTTCTATCGAAATCGTGCGTCAAAGTTCGACATCTATTGACTTAGTGAATAAGAGACATAAATGTGTTATATCCAACAATTCCATCAACCGTAAGCTGATAGTCTCTCTGATACTGTTTTACAGCAGATTCAAGGTTAGAACCGAATATACCCGGACATTCAAGTTGACAAACATATCCTTTAAGCATCAACAGTATTTGTACCGCAGTGACCATATATTGTTTCTCTCCACGCTTGACATAATGACTTCCAAGAGCTGTCTTAGAACCATTACCCCAGATGCCATCAACAGCAATTCCTTTCTTGTAATCAAGATTGATTGCTGTCTGCAAAACCTTAATTCCGGCTTTGATTGTGTTGACTCCTCGGATTCCATCAACAGAAATTTTGACACCAGCAAAATTATTTGCGTGTGTCTGTCCGTTTCTCACGATTGCATCTTTTCCCGGCACATTTGGAACTGGATTATTTTCCGTCTTGCTGACGTCAGCAGAAACAGAACCATTTGTAATATAGTCAAACGGATAATTCTTTCCCGGACACGCTGTCAAACCGACATCTCTGTGTCTAACAACTGTTGTGATTTTATATTTGTTCTTTAAGTAATCGATAAGCTCCTTAATTGCATTTTTCTGTGCATCCGACATTGTTTCATTCTCGAAGTTTCCTTCTGCACAAATTCCGATTGAATTGTAGTTAGAACCGGAAGCGTGTGCGCCGATTGCGTATTCAGGACGCCCACGATAAATTGAACCATCCTTGCGAACATAAAAGTGATATCCGATTCCAGACCATCCTTTAGCTTTGTGTACGTTGTGAACAGCTTCAACAGAGCCATTCATCGCCGCATGATGAAGAATAATTCTCTTTGTGCTTGATCTCTTTGATAAAGTTCCGAATTTTAAGTTTGTTTCAATAATATTCATAATTTTTCCTCCTTAAATAAAAAAATAAAACAACGACAAAAAGACCTGTTACATAAATAACAAGTCAAAAATTTATATAAATCCTTCTTAAAAATTTAAAAAGGAATTGTATTCAAATATGTATACTAAATTGTGTGAGTATTTCTAAACTCGAATAAAATCTTATTGGTATATAGAGCCTAAATATTTGCCATTGTTATTTTTTTCCATACACTCCATTTTGGTGTAGCTCCGCTTCGCTCCCTAAGCAAAAAAGTATTATTGCTCGGTTTAATAATAATCTGCACGCCAAAATCGTTATAAGCAAATAGCACTAACACGATTGCATAAGAGACATTAATTGAAGTTGGGGCATTGGATGGAGTAGTTGCGATATAATAATATCCATTGTGTAATCTTGTATTATATGAATTCATATCGCCTTTCATAATACCTCGATAAAATAAAGGCGAATCCAACATGTTTTGTTTTCCACCTATATTCGAGTTTAGGGTACTTAGCGCTCCTGTCACAGTGCCGTCTCCAAGCGAAGAAATATCCGTCGTTCCCATCTTAGACAGAAGCCAACGAACATTTTTGAAGATGGTAGAAACTTTGCTAAAAATCGAAGCATGTGTCTCTCCGCTTGTAAGAAGTGCCGGTGGTGTGGAATCTCCTGTCAATGAATCATTAGATGTGAATGTGACAGTGTTATCTTGGCTATCTCCATCTGTAGGTAACGCTCCTATGCTTGCGCATGTAATATTTACATTTCCACGCCCAAAAACTTTATCTTTCTCTCCTTTTACACCTGTTACAGGACTTCCGGCTAAGACATCCCATTTACCCGATTCTGTCTTATAAACATTGCTTCCGGCTGGCTCTGTATGCCCAATTCCCTCAACAAAATCAGATGTTGTTACAAACTCGTCGGAGATGTTATACATATCTCCGGCACTTGCAGATAATACAGACGGAAGATTTGCGAACGTTACAGTTCCCATTGGTCGCAATGCTCCGCTGAACGATTCAGAGATGGCTTTTGCCTGTTCATAATACTTCTTTGCGTTGGCTTCGGAAGTAGCGGCATTGGATGCACTTGTGGATGCCGCCGCCGCTTTAGATGTGGCTGTGGAAGCGCTATTGCCTGCCGATGTCGCACTTTGGGCGGCTTCACTCGCTTTGGTGTTTGCCGTTGACATACTTGTGGCGGCAGACGATGCGCTCTTGCTTGCATTACTCTCTGACGTTGCAGATTTGGTTGCAGATGCACTTGCTGACGATGCACTTGATTCCGCTTCACTCGCCTTGGTGCTTGCCGTTGATGCAGAATTAGCAGATGCGGTCGCACTCTTGCTTGCCTGTTCACTGTAATACTTTGCGTTGTCTGTATTTTCGCCATCACGAACACCTGAACCGCCGATAGCGTATGATTGTGACAACTTTGCATTGTCGTATGCAGAATTGCTACTTGTCGTTGCTGAATTTGCCATGTTTGTCGCTTTGGCTGATTGTTCTGTAATCTTAGCAAGATAACCCGTTTCAAGCATTGCATCAGTAATTGAACCATTCTTAATAAATGCAGAAATGGCTCCTGTTTTATCGTTAATCGAAAATGCGATTGTCGCAGAATCCTCGAACTCGTATTGTGTAATAAGCGCAGACATATCTACATATTGTTTAGAACCATCTGATAACGTAAGAACAAGTCTCTGATTTACATAATCGTACGAAAAATTCACAGCAATTTTTTCTAGGTTTGTATCATAATCTACGTGTGAACCGTTCTTGTACGTTACAGTAATAACGCCTGTATTACTATTTAATGACACATCTGCAACCATGTCATTTACGACTTGCATATCTGCCTTAACGGTGTCAAGCGTTATTATTCTATCATCTAGCTTGTCGATTGCACTATCGCCAGCATTGAGGTTTGTTGCGTTCAATGGTGTGTTTGTGCTTGGTCGATTCAACCAATTTATTCTATTGAATATCTTACTCCATCCTTGTGACATTGCTATCTACCTCCTAACTTCTTCTCTAACTCTGCAATTCTCTCGTTCTGCGATTGCACTGTTGCTACAAGATCAGCAATCAATTCCTCATATCGAATTGCCTTACCACCATTTTCCCCTGTGTCAATATTTGCATCACAGTAAACTCCCCAATCGCTCTGCATAGAATCGTGAAGCTCCTGTGCGATAAATCCATGATGCAAGCGATCAGATGTGCCATCTTTATACTTGTACTCAACGGGATTCAAGGAATAAATAAAGTCACTAGAATTTTGCGTGTCTAGTGACTGAATATTTATCTTGATGCTTTTGTCTGAGGAAATAACCGGCGAAGATCCCAAATATGCAGTTCCGTTCGTAAAGAAACCAGCCGTTTCCACTTTAGCATAATCTCCGGTTTTTGGGTATCCATCTTCATATACTCCAACGCTCGTCGGTGTAATTATCGTGTGCCTTAATTTTGCTCCAAGAATAGATATTAGCTCCTGCATAATTAAATAACCGACATTATCTTCATATGCTTCTGCTGACAATCTCATTTCTGAATACTTTTGTCCATTGTAATAAAATTCACTCTTAAATGTTTTTGCATTGATGTCGCCTTCGATGTTTGCGTCATTGCAAGTCATTTTTCCTTCTTTAGTCACGCTAAAATTGTCAGAGGTTATAGCAATATTCTTGCCTGTAAGATTTATTGTTCCTCCGGACAGAAGATTGATTACATCACTTGCAGACAGATTTATATTATCTGCGTCAACCTTAAATTCCGTTCCGCTACCTGTATCTCCAATCAGTGATACTTGAATAATTTTGTCCGTTGCAGAATCCACGCGAAGCACAATCTGCTGTTCAGTTTGTTCAATTCGTGTAGACAGTTCGTTTTCTGCGTCCGTTGCGCGCTTAACTTCCGATTTCAAACCTTTCTCTGTGACTTGTACGGATGTCTTAACTCTCTCTGTCGTTTTATTCAGGCGTTGAAGCTGTGCGGTCACGCCGTTCATATCGTTTTCAAGCATTTCTTTACCTTTACAGATATAAGCATCTCGAAGTGCCTTAATTCCGGTTAAATCACGTTGAAAAACATATGTTTCAAATCCATATCCGTTTACTTCACCGCTGATAAAATCTCCACATTCAACGTATGGTTGTCCCTTTATCTTTGATGAATTGATTGGTCGGTAAGATATAGACGAAATCTTACTCAACAAAGCATTCGCAAGTGCTGTAATCGTTTCGTGTGTCTGCCCCATAATCACGAAGTTATCTTGCACGTAATAAGGATTTTGATTGTACTCTGTCAATACCTGTGCGCCCTCTGAATCAACGATTATTACACCATCAATATTTGAAGTAAAGAAATCTTCAACAAGTGGATGCTCATACATAAGTGACGTAGGAATATTGAATGAATTTTCGCTACTTCCACTTCCGGCAGATGGGTATAAGTCGTTTGCCGGGAATAAATCATCAGCCGGCAACAACATAGAAGATTCAAGTGACAAATAATCAAGCTTGCCATATCTATCCATCCGACCAAACACACCGCTAATTTCACATATCTGTTTCATTAAAGAAAGTCCGTTGATTCCGTTTGACGAATCAAGTTCCTTGGTAAGCATGATATTATCTGCAATCAACGTGACTTCGTTCTGCTCCACACCGACATAATTGCAAAGACTGTCCCTAAAATTCTTTACACTGATAGGAAATGTAAGATTGTCATACCAATCCTTGACGTCCACATCGAAATACCGTATCTTATCATATGCGGTCAGTTTCTTATAGTCTTTGCCGGCGTATTTTTCTATTGTTTCCACATAGAACACACCTAACGGAATCTCTGTTTTGTTGGTGATAAGCACAGGTTCAATCTCATATCCTTTAATTCCGCTATTCAGATTAAATACTGTCAATTCAAAGCTGGATGCATTACAACCGCCGAATTTAAGCTGTTCTTCTTCACAAATTGATTCGTGCAATGTCATTTGCTCTGAAAGCACGTCCGAACCTTTAATCGTTGGAAATGCATTATCCTTAAATTTCACTTCTAATTCGATTGGCGTTCCATCTTTGATATATAATTTTTTAATATCTTCCGAAATCTTAATCATACTGTTTTTACTCCATAAGAAATCCATGCCATTCTTGTTGATAGATACTTGATTTCCTTTTCATCAGCAAAGTACATAGTCGGTTCAAAATCAGCCATGTACATATCACTTGTCACATACTTATTTAATTCAGGCACATATACTTCAACACTTGCTTTTTTCTCAACTGCATTTGTATAGTTGGCTTGAATATTCGCAAAAATGCTTGACACCTGCGTATTATCAAGCATATTTCGTGTCTCAAATTCAACTTTCGGTGCAGTATTTTCCAAAGCCGTTCTATGTAAAATTCCATTTACATCACGTGTTGAATCCAAGTCTTGTCCGTAATTCGTTGCCTTGTAGCTTTCTGCCTTAATCATCGAAAGCGGAAATATGTAATTGCCAATCTTAATTAAATAGCCTTTATATGCCATCTAACCACCTCACATAAAAAGGGCAGACACATTTACGTGCCTACCCTATAAATTCTTAATATAACAATGGATTTGTACCTGTCCGGTTGTACGCTTGTCTGTTTGACCGCTTCACGCTCTCGAATATATCGTTTGATGATATACCTGTATCTTTCGCAAGCAACTGTCTAAGTAATTCGTTCTGTTCTCGTAATAATTGGTTTTGATCTGCCTGTGACATTGACATTCCATCTACAATTCCGCTTGCAATGTCTGTTGACATCCGACCGGTATCAATAACTGTCGACGTGCTTGTTGCCACATCTGTGTTGATTGATGATGCAATATCCGCTGACATATCAGCTAAATCTTGCAATGGGTCTGTAAACTGCAAGGATGTGTTGAATGCAGATGTCAAATCCGTAGCCATTCCGCTTGCATCACTTAACAACTTAGGCATGGCACTTTCCATACCCAAACCGATGCCGGGTGGCAAGAATTGACCGATTTCTTTATTCCATAATCGAGACGGAGAATGAATACCAAACGCACGTTTTAATGCGGATGTCAATCCTCTTGCAAGAGACACGATACCGCCGACAAGCCCGGCTGGACCCGTGCTATTCCATTTGTTTGTTAAGCCGATTCTAAGTCCGTTGACAAGGTTCGCTCCGATTGGATTCCAATTCTCACGTTGAATTATTCCGCTCGTATTCTTTGTATGTTTTCTTGTATCGGATTCAACACCGCCCCATTGATTATTTGCTCCGCCACGAAGTCCGCCTAAAGCGCCAACAAATGCGTTAGTCACGTTCTTGCCACCGTTTGATGAATCTACTTGCATCTTAGCAAATTTCTGCGCCATATCGGTTGCCATGCCATTAAGAGTTGTGCCAGAACCATTTTTCATGCCTGTAATTGCATTTATCACAGATGTTGACATTCCACCGGCTTTTGCGATTGCGTCAGACGACATACCGGAAAATGCACCAATTACAGATGCCGACAAAGTATTAGAAGCACTTGTTCCTCCGGTACTCATGGCGTTAAACTTTCCGATTACATTATTATGCATTGCAAGTGCATAATTTCCGACCGACGACGACATATTTGACATGCTTCTTGTCGTGTTCTGCGACATTTGAGACATCGTAGAACTTGTTGTGTTTTTCGTGTTATTCAAACGTTCTGTAAGTTCTTGATATGCACGAATAACAGGCGTTTTATTTTGCTCTACATTCTGTTTATACTTGTCGCCATAATTTGACATATTAGACAAGTGAGTTTTTGTCTTGTTATCCGTGTCATTTAAGCTTTTTGTCAGATTCTCGTATGCACGAATTATAGTTCCGGTATTTTTGTACTCGCCCGTCTTGTACTTGTCACCATAGTTAGACATTTGCTTGGCGGTTTTTTTGTACTGATTGCCATAATGGTAAAGTTCGTCCGCTGCTTTTCCTGTTACAGTGTTTGTATTCTTTGTCTCGTCTCCGATTCTACGCATTGTAGGTGGAATCTTTGCGCCCAATTTTTCTGCTGTATCAAGTGCTTTTGCAAATGCATCTACACTATTCATACCGCGATTCATGTTTGTTTCCCACGCATCCGCAACAGCTGCAGCATTTTTTTGAGCTGTTTCCGTTCTTTGATTATTGAATAATTCCAAAGCTCGATTATACACAGACACGTAATCTGCGTCGTTTGTGTCTGTTGGGTCGGATGGGTCTAACGATCCTATATTTTTTACGTAATCTATTGTTTTTTCTACCGCAGAATCAATCTGCTTGTGAAATTGTTCGTATATCTTTTGCCCAATTTTATATCCGATAATTGCCGCGCTTATTCCAGCAAGTAAAGTTGTGCATAAAGCCGCTCCAATTTCGTAAGCTGTACCGGCTCCAAACAAAACAGATACGTTTGTCGTCATTCCTGTCCACGCAGTTCCTAAAAGCCCCTTTATAGAACCTTGGATTGCGCTTATTGTGCTTGTTGAAGCTGCCGCACTTGCTGCCGCGCTTGTCGCACCACCTGTAATAGCTCCTTTAATTGCATTTATTGCAACATCCAATAATTTGACCGCTCCAATAGCAAGAGACAAAGAGCCTATTGTAATTCCTATTGCTTTAGGAATATTGATATTCCCCTCTTTATCAACTAGCCACTTTGCTACCGCATCTGCAAACTTACTGAACGATGTATTTTCATATAACCAATTTCCAACCTTGAATCCAATTACCGCTGTTGTAATTGAGATAGAAATTGCTTTGCTAAGAGGAATGGTTTTATCGCCAATTCCTGTTGATATTTCCTTTGCAAGCAAATTCTTTAACACGCCTGTGGCAATCTCTTTACCGCCATGCATCCATTTAAAAGCACCGATGGCAATTACAACCGTATCAAGGTCTAATTCGGTAAGGAAATCAACACCACCTTTTAATACATCCGACCATGATATATTTTTTAAGGCAGTAAATATTGTATCTTCGATTCCATCTACCCAACCATTGATAGCCTTTGCAAACTTCTTAAAATCAAAGTTTTGGAAAAATCCGTTTATTCCATACGCAATGGACAACCCAAGATCGTCAAAATCAAAGTTGTCTGTAAAACTAAGCGATGCAGTAATTGCAGTATTTAATGAATTTGCAATAGTTTTTCCTGTTGCATAGAAAAGTTGTGGAGATATAAGGCCTGTTAAAAAGTCCGCCAATCCTTTACCGAAATTCTCCGCACCCTTGTAAGCACTATCCCAATCAATGCTTTCAAGTTCTTTCGTCAGATTTATTCCGATGTATTCTCCGAGTCCTCTAAGGTTAGAAATGGCACTCTTGTAAAGTCCCTCTGTCTCTGTGACATTAAACTTCATTCCACCACTTGAACCACCGGAAGATGCACCGCCACTACCACCAGAGCCACCACTACCGCCGGAACTATCGTTAGGCTTATTTAACACATTCAGTTCATCAAAGCCTTGTAACTGTTGCTTTAACTTCTTAGCGTTATCAGCCGCTTTTCCTGTTCCGGATGCAAGATCGTCCGCGCCTGTTGCCGCATTCTCAAAATCATCCGCAAGAGCTCCACGTTGAATTTCCAATTTCCATCCGAATATTGCACCTAAAGCGTTGACTATGTTCTCTGAAAAATTGATAACCGCATCCAAGCCTTTGTTTAATGCTTGAAGAAGTGGTTTAAGCATATTGATACCGGCATTTCCCCATATAGCACCAAGTCTCTTGAAGTTCTCACCCAACAATCGCACTTGGTTGTTCCATGTATCAGCGGTTCTTGCAAAGTCGCCTTGTGCCATGGTAGTTTGCGACATAACGTACTGATAACGAAGCATAGTCTTTTCAGCCTGTGACATGCTATCAATGTTTGCGTTCATGCCATTATTCAACGCCCATTGCTTCAACGTAGCCTGTGTAAGATCAAGACCATATTTACGAAGCGGAACTACCATTCCGGTATATACCGCTTGTAAATCTTCCGCAACATCAGCCTGTGATTTGTCGTAAAATGATGCAATATCGCCAGCCAACTTAGTCAGATTCAGAGACACATCTGCCATGTCGTCAGATGCTTGTACATAGCCATCTGTGGACTTTGCAAGGAAGTTGTTCGCATCTCCGACTTGCTTTGCGGTGATGCCCATAGCAAGACCCATTGATTGATATGTTGATGCATATTTTTTGAATGACAATTCGGACATTCCAAGCGTATAAATCGCATTCTTAGCCTGTTCTTCGACTTTATCCATAGATGGTCCGAAACTGTGCGATACTACGTTCTGAACCTCCGTCAAAGCTCCACTTATATCTATTGCTTTACGGAATACTCCTAACGCTCTGAATAACATCCAATATGTCGCATATACTTTACCTATTGCAGATGCAAGGTTGAATGAATGCTTCGATGCTTTCTTTGCTGAATTTCCCCAGCTATTTAGCGATGATGTAAGTCCACGTGTCACACTTCCGACACGATTACCGTTTGATGCAAGCTGTCCGATCGCCTGTGTCATTTGGATAATGTTTGCATTAACTGTCGGTGCGGTTGACATTGTTTGCATAAACCGCTTCAATGCTTCCGCAAGTGCATCAAGATTTGCGGCGGTCTGTGCGGTTCTGTTTCCGGCAGATGCAAGAAGTCCTAACGCCGATGCAAACTGTATTGTATTCTCTGATACAACGCCAGCCTTTGACAACGAATTTATAAGTCTTTTAAGGTTTGCCCCTAATAGTGGTAATGCTGTGCTTGTTGCCTGTGCATTTGCTCCGGCACTCGCTAATCTCGACACCGCATTTACGACTTGGATTGTGTTACTTGCAACACTTTTAGAACTACTTAGCGCAGATGTAAGTTGATTTATGTTTGCGCCTAACTGTGCAAAATTTACGGAGTTAAGTCCGCTCACATTTGAATTTGATAATCTTGTAATCGAATTTATAAAATTCACAAGACCTTTGTTGTCAAAATTCAAACCGCTAAGCGTTGCAATTCCACTTGCAAGCGGTGTCAACGTGCTTGATAACTGCGATAGCTTTGTTCCATCCACCGCTTCAAATTTCTGTATACCCTTGGCAATTCGTGTAAAATCAGACAGTTTTACGCCCTGAAAACTCTGCATTGCGCCACTAAGGATATTCACACCGCTAGCCAGCTTTTGCATGCCTTTCGTGTCTACACCACCAAGAGATTTAGACAGAACACCCAGTTTATTTATGAGTTTGTCGATTTCGTTATTCGCCTTTTGTGCTTCTGCTCCGATTTTAATCTGAAGGCTATCAATTTCCGTTGCCACGATTCCACCAACTTTCTGTCATTACATAGTAAAAAAAACGGTGCATAAAAATGCACCGTCTGATAAATTTAATCCGGGCTTTCTGGAAGCCCCAAACTCTCCAATCTTTTTATTCTTTGTTTCATTTCATAAACCGCGACTTCTTCGTTAGATTCCGCGTTTTTGTTTATTCTTTTTTCTTCTTTGTCAATAGCCATCAAAACAGGTTGGTTTGCATACTTTCCCTTTGGATTCTTTGCAAAATTAGCTTCGATGGCAACCGCTACCGCCGACATGGTATATTTTCCATTAAGCCAATTAAGGGCATCTATCTGTTTGATTTTTTGCTTATATCCGTCACGTACATATTCCAATTTCCTAGGATTCATATGCTTAAATTCTTCATACGAAATCCCCATAGAATATGCCGAAGGGAAAAACCCCTTCCATATTACTTCGTGGACGCTTTTGAACTCTTCTTGTGGTCTTGTGGCACTACCTTCGGTTCCTGTTCCTGTTCCGCATTCTCCATTGCCTGATTCATGGAATCCACCATCTTGTCGATTCCGCTCGTCACGAAAAAACCATCATCTTCCATGCATGGATAAATTATCTCGTTATATACATCTCTGAAAGACTTCTTTTCCTGTTTCATATATTTTTTTAACAGAGTCCTCGCTTCATCTTCGGATACAGGGTTATTCTCTAAACATCCGGCATAAAATGCCAGAACGCAAATTCTAGGAACTGTAGCAAGCATTTCTCCCGTTCCGTCAAGAACTGCCACTCCGACGTTGTTACCGGCTTGCGCTGATCTAGCAATATAAAGTCCAGATTTCATTTCGAACATTTTCTGTACAAGTTCCCCAACCTCTGCCGCAGCGAAGTCGAACTCTAACTTATATTCTTTTCCATTAACTGTAATTGTTTTCATAATTTAATACCTTTACCTTTCCTCCTATGTCTTTTACATAGGAAAGGGGCAGACCGAAGTCCGCCCTTTCTGTGCAATGTTTAATTGTATGAATCGCCAATATAGGACGAATAATCGGCTGTTTCTTCTATATTTTCGTCAGTCGCAACAGCCTTCTTTGATTTTCTAAGCGACTGACTTACGATTTTTTTGTGAGTGTAATTGCTGTTGGATAGCCCTGTTCATCTTCTGTGACTGCAACGTCGTAACTATCTTCAATCCACTTAGGTACTGTCTGAACCGATACGGTCGCAGTTCCTGTTAAGTGGTCGTCAGAAGCCTCACCCGGTGCAAACGCCTCCTGTCCGATAAAAGCACAAATTCCCTCAGAACCTTTTCCGTCTGTACCATAAAGAATGATAAAGTCGAGTTTCTTCCCCTCGTTCTCAACCATCTCGTCCTTGTACTTCTTCTCAAACGCTCCTTCGACTTCCATTGAACCAGCAGAACGTCTTCCCATCTCCTGTGTCTCTACCAAATCTTCAAGAGTTGAAGTATCTACCATATTCTGTGAGCCAAATGGTGACGGAATAGACTTTGCTCTGATTAAGAGCTTGTATGTTCCCGCCCAATATTCTCCAGCCGTAGGACTTCCAGATGGAATCTTGTAAGCGATTCTTGATTTTAAGCCTGTTGCCATGTTATTACCTCCTTAAAAATAAAAAAGAACTGATTATATCAGTTCTTAAATTAACCTGTCATGTTTATCTATTGTTCTTTTGAACCTTGTCGTGCATGTATATACACCACTTGTAGAATCTTCAAAAAGCAATCCTTGTAAATTTTCAAACATCATTTGTTGAAAAACATCTGCTACTATCGCCAAAATTTTATGTGCATCCTCTTGGCTTGTATTTGTAATTGCCTTTACTTGATACGTTGGCGTGATGGATGTGATTTCTTTTGCTTCAAGAGTTTTTCCATTCACCGCAAACCCAATTTCTTTTACATAAATAGTTGGAAATGTAGGCTTGGATAATCTACTGCTTAAATTCGTAATGGTCGTTCCATTAAATTGAATTTTGCTATTTTTTGCAAATTTCTTTTTTAATACCGGAATTGCATAAGCATTAAGTATTCCAATTATCTTTGTTTCGTTCTCGTACGCCCATGTGTTATCAACCATTTTTGAATACCTCTTTTACAGTTTTCTCGACCAACTTCATAAGTTGAAGAGATGTATAATACATAAATGGTCTGCTTGGCATACCTTCTGTAAAATACCAATTCCCATCATCACCCGGATAGAACCATCCATATCTACCATCTGCAAGCTGCCTAATTGTCTTACCGCTTGCATAGTCCCACGTTACTCCATCCGGCAATTCTCCCGGATAAGGATGCTCTTGACCTACAATTCCTGTTCCGAACTCAACGAACATCGCATGATCTGTACCAGCCACAACCGCCCATACACCGCCACCCTTGACACTTCCAACATATTCAGAGTGAATGCTTTTAATCAAATCTTGATTAAATATCGCATCAAGGTCTGCAATCTGTACTCTCGCAATCTCTACGCCTTTTTCAGCCAACTTTTGCGCTACCATTTGACATTTATATGTCAAACTATCTTGATACGCTCTAAGCTGTTTTATAGCGTTCTGAATGCTTGATTGAGACAGACAATTCATACTGATTGTCTTTTTACGTGCCATGCCATCACCTACTCTGCGTTCTTCACATTCTTACGGAGCAAATAAAGGTCAACTGTCAATCCTTCATCTGCCACACCTTTGACGATGTAATCTGCCGACGTGGAATCAATGATTGTCTTTTCATTGTCCTTATATCCAACTTCCGAACGCTTCCATATCAGCGCACCTTCCACAAGCGGAAATGCGTTTTTGTCTGTAACAAGTTGTGCATAATTGGTTGAATCATCTATTCCAAACTCTTTAGCTGTTGCTTCGCTTAGCTTGTTACTTATGGATGAATAAAAAATAACAGGCTCCGTATATGCTTCAATCGGTTCTCCTGTTACTTCTGGTATCTTATTGCCATCTTCATCCAAATATGGAATAAATGTGCCATCATCGTCCGTATAGCCGGTATATATGATATTCCCATCATCGTCACGTCTGTACTGCGGTTGCAATCCAAGGCTAAGTGAATACTTCATCTTCTGCTTGTTGATTTCCAACGACATTTACTTCACATCCTTACCAAACCGCTTCCACAATTCAGATAGCTTTTCCCATCCAAACATAGCGACAAACGCCACAATGAATCCAGCAATAACGGATGCAACGATCATATACCATAGCATTTCAGCTTTGATATACTGCATATAAGCGATGAACGCTGTTACAGTAAGAGCGATTGAAAGCACAAATACAACCAAGTCCGTCGGAACATTCTTGAAAATGCCCTTAATTACCTGTGTAATTACAGACACAATAAATGCCAAACCTCCAACCACCGCAAGTAATAATGTTGCGTTGCTTAATAATTCTTGCATATCAATTACTCCTTTCCATATTTAGGCGCTCTTCAATGCCATCTAAGCGATGATGAAAAGATTTAACACTTTCTTCCACTTTAACAATACGACTATCGTGCGAATTGATTTCTTTTCGCATTTCGGACACTTCATTTTTTATGTCTGTTGTATTGTTAGAAATGGCATCTAACTTCATATTGATTCTCGTGTTTTCTTTCACACGTTCCTCAATGTCTTTGGCATCTGTCCTTTTATTGCTTTTCAATCCCATAAAGACGGAAAAACCAAGTGATAACACGCTTATAATGATTGCTGTTGATACCTCAATAGTCATCAATCATATACCGCCTTTCTATTTTAGTTGGTGTGCCGCCCACCACCCTTGATGCACACCGCCTGCTACCGCATCCGAACCTCAAACACGATAACGCACAATCTTCTTTTATAATGCCTTTACAAACGGATATACACCCACAAACAAGCTGTCTCTATCTCTCCAATGGCGCGATACTCCATTTTCAGAATAGCTAGTCATGTAGTTCTCGCCAGCTTGTGAATAGTCGTACACAACAAGGTTTACTATGACACCCTCAAAAGAGTTCATATCTTCTTCAATCATTTCCTGCGTGTAAGAATCAGGGTAACACCGCTTTGCAATAACATCTTTTTTTGCTTGCTCAATTAGTTGTTCAATAAGCGGATTGTTTTCGATTTTATCAAACACAACAACATCTTTTCCGTCAACCTTCTCCATATGAAATTGTTTCAATCTGATTTTGACTTGTTCCAATGTTGTCATTTTTATCTCCTACAATCCGAATTTTGTAATCAGAATCTTTTTTAATTCTGAACCGTTAATTTCTTCCGCGTTGTCAATTCCGTACATCTTAGCCAAGTCTTGTAGGTCGGCGGTAGACATACGGTTAATCTCTGTTTTTGTGTAATTTGACGTTGGTAGCGCCATATAATTAGAAGGTGCCGGATTTTTGCTATCTTCCGGCACCTCGTCACCAGCCTTATACCAAACGCCATCCTTAATAACAATATACGGATACTTCATGGCGCCCTCCTACTCTTCCGAATGAACCTCGTAAACGAAAGTGCTGTCCATATTTTCGTAAGATGGAAGGACAACCTCTGATGCAAACGTAGACATCTTCATTGGTGGTCCATACTCAACCTTTGTTGCAACAGTAATACCTGTTCCATACTGCATAACATCGACATCCGCAACCTGTCTAGCGGTTCTTTCTTCCGGTGTGGTTCCAAACCAAGTATTGCCAAGACTGCCCTCTGGAAGAAGTGTAACCTTGTTGTCCGGGTAGAAGTACTGTTCCTTGCCATCATCATCAATGTACATTTTATCGTAAAGCACAATAGTGAGCTTTGTTCTCTTTTGTACCACTGAAACAACAGTATCATCATCAACCTCAATAGTTGCTGTAAGGTTCTGTGCAAGAATTGAGTTTCTTATCTGTGCATTGTCAAGCAGATATTGAAATGTGTTACTGTTCATAAGTGCGTATCTAGCAATCTTTCCCTGCTTCTGTAACTTCTTTCTTGCGTTGTTAAGGTCTGTAAGTGGCTTTGAATTAGCTGTATCGCTCCACATACTTGTTCCGGATAACTTTGCGTAATGGTCTTTTGCGTATGAGCCATCCTTGTCATAATCGTAAGAATACTGAACACCATCGCTTATAATGGCGATTACTGGATGCCCTGCATTTGTAGCAAGAAGTGACATTCTCATGCGTTCTGGAACAACTTCCGCACCGCTTACAAGATTGTTAGTATCGTCATATACGCTTGATAAAGCACTCGCAAGGTAAGGGTCATCTGCTGACTGAATACGCTCAATTTCAAGCATTTCTTCTTCGCCCACTGTCATTCCCTCACGGAAAAATGCCATCTGTGTTTTTTCCTTGCTTAGTCCCTCTCTGGCTCTAAGAGTTGGGATTGTATCAAAGTTTGATGGTGCGAGTGATACAGGCAATCCCTTATGCGTTTTAATCCAGCTAAGGTCAAGTCCCTGTTTCTTTCTCTCTGGAAACCATTGAAGTCCAAGATATGGAATCTGGTTACTAGCGTTTTCTGTTGCTGATAATGCAATAGACTTGCTATCTAATACTTCATTAATTAACATCTATTTACCTCCTGCTATTATTCAAATACAATCATTGGGAGAGCTGTCTTAACTGCTGCGTCATATGTAACACCAGAGTGTGCTTCTGCCACCTTTGTGTTAAGGTATGCTTTCTTAAGCAGTACGCCCTGTGGTCTGTCCTCTGTTACATCAAACCTTAAGATACCAACTACTGTATCCGTATTGTCAGCCTTGCCATTTGCTCCGATTGGAGTACCTGCTTTGACAATCTTCTTGCCCTGTGCATTTTTAGTTGTTACGCCGTCAAAATCAAGTGTTAATGGGATTGCTTCGTTAGGCTCTCTCTTTAAAATCTGAACATCTCCTGCGTATGAAGTCTTTTCATACTGCATATTCATTTCCTTTGCCATTTCTTACCTCCTGTTATTGCTGAATGTAATGTGATAAAACGTCATTGTTTTTAGGTGCATTAGATATAAGGCTTTCTGCTATCTTTTCAGCATTTGTCTTATTGTCTGCACCGTCTTTATTGCTTCCACCGCCCGGAACATCTTGATATTTAGCAATCTCCTGTTCCTTTGCCTGTGCAGCGGCTGTCTCTTTGTCGGACATAATTTTGCCAAGGGATTCATAATCAAGGCTTCCATCATCCTTAACGACTGTCTTTGCCTGCTCCGCAGTAATCTTAAAGTTTGTCATTGCCGCTTCTCTCTGATCTCTGATTGCATTATTTTTTTGTAACTCTGCGATCTGCTGATTAGCAGCATCCAAGGCTTTATTTGCCTTTTCGATTTCTGACAGGTTTCCAGCTTCCAATTCATCGAGTTTCTTTTGTAACTCGTCCGCTGTACCAGCCTTTTCCCTGTACTGCTTTGCCTTGTTCTTCTCCGTCGCAACTTCTGAATTGTTCTGATTTAACAGATTAGTAATCTGATCATCAGTCGCATCCGGAAATAGTTTCAATACGTCATCTCTTGTCATAATTACCTCCGTAAACTCACGCTTTTGATACCGCAGGTCGCTCCTGCCGAGTTTCTCCTATTTACCGCATAGGTGCAAAATTTATAAAAATAAAAGCAACTACCGATTATTCAGTAATTGCTTTATCTTTCTTATTCATTTGATCTACTATTTCTTGTGCCTTTGCTTTTTGTGCTTCTGCATCATCAATAGTCTTATACAGATTTTTGAGATACGGTTTTGATAAGTTAAATGTCTTTTCCGCATCTCCCCACAATCCTACTGTTGCTATCGCAATAAGCGGATGTATGCCAGCTTGCAACAATACTGTAAGTGTTTGTGCCTTGGTGTACATATTATCCTGTGGACTATGATTTATCTGTACATCAAAATCTCTTGTTGATAGTTTCAGGTCGTTATCATTCACTCTAAGAATATTTAACACAACATTTGCAAGTCGTTTTTCTGCCGATTTGACAATCGGGTCTTTCAGTTTCGCCCTTGTCTTAGAAAAATCCCATCCATTACGAAGTTCTACAGCTCCTTGCGTATCTCCGCCGGTATTCCCTTGTTTATTCGGTATCGCTAGAATAGATAGTGTATTATCCCATATATCATCCTTTGCGACTTGACATTGTGTTTGATTTAATTCCTGTGTCATAATATCGACATCGGATTTATTATCTCCATTGTTTGACTTAACTGCCAAAGCATGGCTTTTCTTCATTTTCTCGAACTCTGCTTCGTCGATTTGGCAATTCACAAATTTTATCCAATACTGCACAAATTGTTCAACGCCATCCATTCTATTGGACTGCATATTGTTTATCGCATCCAGCATACCAATAACAAGCTCGATATCGGAAATTCTTTCGTGATTGTTAGGAAACTCAACAATCGGTATTCCGCCGTATGTGTGAAGTTTGCTCTCAATCAATTTTCCGTCTTGAATCTTATAAGATGTCGTATCGGAAAATGCTAATTTATACCAATTTCCGTTTTCGTCTTTTAACTCCTGAACGGAAAGCATCGGTTCTTCTGTGCTGTCGTTATAGATTGTGAAAGTATTCATCGGTGTTGGTGCCACAATTAAAAATGGAACATCTGAATTTGCTTTAGGTCTTGCTGCCTTAAATGATGTTCCTGTTGCGGATTGCCACTCTCCAGCTTTGATGTCTTTTTCTTGCTTGTTTGCATCTGCCATAAAATCATTGAGCATATCCACAGCCTTGTTGACTGCTTCATCATCTTTTCGGCTAATAAATTGAATCGGCTCGCCGTAGGTCTGCCCCACTTTGAACTGAACAATTTCGTATGCATGATTTTCCACGATTCTGTTTGTGATATCTTCATTTGTTAGCTTTTGTCTATACAGAATCGGTTGATCTCCCTTGTAATAATTCCAAAGATATCGGATAACAGATTTGTTGTAGTAAAATGTTCCAATGCATTCTCCAATAACTTTGACAACATTATCTGCGGTTATCTTATCAACGCTTGTATATGCAATTTTTCTGCCGTATCGACCTTTGACAAGGTCTTGGAGATACATTCTATTGTTCATCTACTACACCTAAATAATCATTACTCCGCTAGAAACTTCTCTTTGCGGTCTGTCTTTTATCTTTATCTCGTTGTCTGCCGGATTGAACAAAACTCTTTTACCGCACTTCCGGCAACTATATGTCATTGTGAATGTTGACCGTCCATCATAGATGCCTACTTTACGCTTGCACCTCGGACAGTAAATTGTTTTACTTTTCATCCTATGCTCCTAAAAAATTGCACTAAAAAAGCACCGCGATAACGTCACGATGCTTTTCCAAGGATTTTTCTGTGAAAGAAATTGAAATGTCTTTAGACAACATTTGCATTTTAACTATACTATATGTTCTGTAGCGAAACAATATGCAAACATACGCAAAATAACGCAAATGTACGCAAACTTACGCATAATATAATCTTCCAAACATTTTTTCGAATGTTTTCATCGCTTTTGATTTGAGCAAATCAACTTTTCGTGTACTGCAATCTTTAAATTTTGCACATTCTTTGATATTATATCCGTCCACAAAGTATAAATGCAGTATCTCATACTGTTCCATATCTTCCATCTGGTCGATCTGCTTAATAATTTCTTGCTTCTTTGCCACGTAAATATCAATCAAATGGTCGATTTCTTTCTCTGTGTCAATGATCTTCGCAACAGTATCTCCCAACTTGTCACGCTTAACAGAAGTTTGCACTCGTTCGCCATCACCGGCACCACCTGTAGATGTCGCAATTTCACGTAGCCTGTTTTTTTCTGCAATTTTTCTGTCAATCTTAATGTCAAATTCTTTGATCTGCGATAAATATTTTGATGTAGTCATTTAATAGCCTCCTGTCCTAAAAGGATTTTTCGTTGCTGTTGCCGTTGCAAGATTATTTGGATTTTCTATAAACATTTCAAGCTGTGTAATCCCATCGGCGGCATCATCGTGTTTGTTCTCTCCAATTGATACAAACATAGTCAATTCGTCCATAGCTGCTTGATATTCGTCGTTTCTTCGATATCGGACAACCCCTAATTCTGCATCTTTCTGTAACTGTTCCTGTGTAACTTTCTTTGATTCAAGGAAAATAAATTTCCGTTTGATGTCTCCAGAGTATGCTATGATTTTTGATAGCTTTTCAACTTTGTTCGGTGCCTTTCTACTTGTACACGAACATTTATATTTCTGATCCTGTAACCGTTCATCAACATATTGGCAGTATAATTCTCCACCTGTGTTTCCCTCAAAGCGTGTTTGCCTTATTCCGTTTCCAATGATTCTTCCTACCACCAAAGGCAATGTAACTTCTTTTGCTCCTTTATTGAATACCCAATCATAGATATATACATCTCCGTTGTCATATTCTGCACCAATCGGCATTGATAGACTATCTCCGCCGCCCCATGCAACATCCACAACTCCAATACGGCGAAAATCTCCATCCGGCAATATTCCGTTGAAATATCTTAATTCGTCCGTAGGGAAAAGCAATCCTTCACGCACAAATGGTCGCTGCATAAATTTAGCTTCCCACTCTGCCTTATCGAGTTTCTCTCTCATATCTCTGTAATATTCCGTAGAAAAACCATTTATTTCATAATCAAAATTACTTTCGTCGTTTTCATCAAGCGCCGGTATTCTTCTAAATCTATACTCCGGATTTCCGTCATAAGATTTTCGTAATCGTTCCAACGGGTCAAGGACATTCCATAATGTACCGACCATCAGTTCTCTTGCTCCGTCATTTTTACGGTCAACCATCTTATTCAGATATTCTTGATACGTATTTTCCATTCGAGTAGGGCTAAGAGAATGTTCACGATCTCTTACCAAGTCATCTACGTACAAATATCCGTCTTTTGATACATCGACCGCACCTGTCCATGTTCCATCAATGCCTCGGCAAGTAACCGTCGCGAATCTATCTGGATCACCCAAAGTAATAGTAAACTCATCCGCACTTTTGTCTGTTACAAGAGATTTATTTGCATATTCTTGATTCCAAAAGAAAAATAATTCATCAAATGCATATTCTTCTGTCGAAAACAAATTCATAAGTTCCTTATAAAATCCTTTTGCAAGGATTCCAGAGTGTCCGCCCATTGCAGAGTGGCTATTTGGTCTACGCATTGCAACCCAGGCAAGGAAGAATATACATATTGTTGATTTTCCGACACGGGATGGCATTGACAAGCCGTAAAATTTGATCTTTCTGTTTTCCAAATCTTCAAGGTCATTTACAACAACCTTCAAAGTCTTTCTTCTTGGATAATAAAACCGCTTACTCCAATTACGTTTACGCTCCATGTAATACATAAAGCTCTCAAAATTGTAATAGCTTTCCAATTTTAGAAGTTCATAATATTTGTCTATTAGGTCATATGGCGTATTATGTTCTTGTGCATATTTCTCTAAATCCCATATAGTTCCGCCTGTTTGTTTCATGCAGAATTGCTCTATAATGCCCTTAGACCGCTTTGTAAGTTGTAACCCATACTCAATATCCTTTTCACCATTTATAGCCACCTTACAGGCTTCTACGTAGGCAGATATTACGGATTCATCGACAAGATGTGTCTTTATAAAATTGTCATATTGATTTACTGTGTTGATTAGTTCTTTAGATGCCATAAAAAAAGCACCTCCGCTCATTCAAGCAGAGATGCCGAAAAGAAATCTCTGCCTATAATTTTTCTAGGGTAGCGACTACAATCAATCTGTAGCCGGTAATGTTTTTATTAAAATTGCATTGTTTCATTGCAATACGGATGTAATTTATTCAGAAGCGCATTATAATCATCAATCACATATCTTACCGGAATTGCGTATGCTTTAATGCCATATTTTTCTGCTGTTTCTCTTTCGATCTGACAGCCGTTCCAATCGAAACTCTCACGTATTCCAATAAATACATCAGCCTGTGCCAGTTTTTTAAGGCTCTCGCCTAAATACCATACAGCTTCTTTGCTGTCTTTAGGTGGATTGTCCTCAATGTAGCTATCAATCAGCTCCATCTCTTCTCCCTCGTAAATTTCCGCAATATTCTTCATCTTATCAATTGTTTTTCTGATTTCTTCCTCTGCTCTGCCTTTCATTGGCGCGCTTACAAATATTTTTTTCATAGTTTTCTATATCTCCTTTCACTTTATACATAACACCTTTTCAGAAACTTCAATGCATTCTTTTCTCTTCTCGTCATTGGTGCATTTACCATTTGCATTGTATCGGCAGGAATCCAAATTACACTTTTTATTCTCATAAGCATTATTCACATTATCAATCCATTCACAAAAAGGGATATTGTTAATCGTGGTATTGTCTAATGCTTCATCAGTCGCTTTTTGCACTATTTCTTGTATTGATTTCATAATATCACTCCTAACAATTTATCTTTATACCCTCTGTCAATATGGCAGTTTTATCCTCATTCAGAATTGCATTTCCGTTTTCATCCATTTTATGCCATCGTGCATTAACTTTAATCATTGGTCTTTGGTTTGAATGACCGATAAAATGTAACTCCATATCTGTGCATCTTACCTTTTTACCATCAATGTAAACCTCTGCTGTTTCTCCATCTGTAATAATTTTTACTTTTTCTTCCATGATGATTTTACTTCCTTTTTTTATTTTGAATTGTAATATACCTTAAATCCATTTCCGGCGTATTCCTTTACCGCCTGTTGCAGTTTGAATTTTGTATCAAAGTGATCTTTGTGCAATTCGCAGATTCCGTCTTTTTTTACAGCATATATTCCAAACGGAACCTGTTTACTTGCAACATGTAAAACTGCTTTTAATTGTTCTGCCGTCATTTCATATACGCTATTCCCGACTATCAGTTTCATTCTTCATAAACCTCTCAAAATCTTCCATGCATTTATAACACAAGTCGTATGTGACATTTAAAATACCATTCTTTGTAACGGAATTTCCGCACAGTATTCCTTTTTTAATTTCTTTTCCGCACCTGTCACAAGTGCACCATTCTTTTTGATGTTTCACTATTCCACCGCCTTTTAAACTAACCCTAGCATATATAAAATATCAAGCCCCGATATTCTATCCGCACCCTCTCTTGTGTGCATAAGAATTTCTTTAAGCTTTTCATTTTCTGCATCGCTGTATTTATTTCTATCATACGCTTCAGAAAAACAATAATATTTGCAATATCCGTAGCCTGTACCAAGCATATTGCCGTAAATGTTCTTTCCGACAATATCATAATATTTTGGTACTTTTAAAATATCGTGTTTTTCATCTAGGATACATTCCTTTTGTTCTGCTTCTAACTTTCTTTGAAGATATTTCAGAAAACTTTTTATATCTTCTTCCGTTTTAGAAATATACAAAATCGTTTCTTTCAATTCTCCACCAGCTTTCTAAGCACCATTCGTAAACATATTTCCAAAATGGAAATCATTTAGGGCTTTTTCTAATTCGTCTTTGTACCTAAATGGACTTAAAGGGCTTTTTATTTCTTCCCTCAATATAGGTGCCGCACTGTCTATTAAAATGCTTTGTGTAGCACTTGCAAGATTTTGTGATGGCAAATCTGATAAAGCGCATAACTCCATTCTTTTATGTTCACATTTTTCAGATTTAGGGCAATTTTTACATTTTTCTGCTAATTTACTTAAAGGTTCCGCCATTACTACACCAACTTTCTACCGCAGATAGGACAATAGTTGATATCCATTGTTCCCGGACATCCGCTGTCGCCTGTATTTATGTACAAGAAAATTGTTCCATTTTCATTCGCAATAAAATCCTCTTTCGTCATAAGTGCATCCAAGAATCCTGTTTTAACATCAACTATTTTTATACACAAATCACACACATCTATCACTCCTATATTCGTTTCATGTAAATATTTTCTCTGATCTTCCCGGAAAAGAAATGCTGCAAACTCTTAGATACGCGCTTGCCATTCATCTTGTAATCGGTTGCGAAGTAATCATCAATCATCCACATATAATCTTCTGCTTCACAATCAACTACTTTGCCGGTCGGATGGAAATATGCATCGACGATACTCTTAATCGCACTTTTTGATACGTCTATATGCCTTATATCCGATTCTTCTTCGTATCTGCTTATAAAATACTGAATAATGTTTCTAAGTTCGATTATTCGGCTTCCTGGCGTGTTTGGTTCTGCATATCGACTAACAAGGTTCGGAACATCATCAATTCGATATTTAACATCGCTTTGCTCGACCGCCTTTTCGGGAGAAAAGCATGAACTACCTTTTCCTTTAGGAAAAGCATAAGATGTATCAGTATTTTGTTTTTTAGTATTTAATTCATTAGTATTTATTTGTACTTGATTCTCTACCCCTAGAAATTCAGTAGGTAGATTTTCTGTGGGTTGTTTTTTACCATTCTGTATTTCGTTATCTCGAGGGGTCTCATATACTTCATAATTATATTTTATTCTACCTCCATTCATTTTTGTTGGGTTTTCTTTTTTGACAATAATATATCCAAAATCTTTTAATTCATTGATCGAAGATTTTATTGCAGTTTCGTTTTCTTTACATATCTTGCATAAACCAGCAATCGAATATTCCCAATCATCCGGTAAAGAAAGCATCATAGACAATAAACCTTTTGATTTCAAGCTAAGGTTTTTGTCTCTAAGATGCACATTGCTCATTACTGTAAAATTCTTACTTTTATGTACTCTTATTACTGACATACAAATACACCTCCATTCACATAACAATATCGTGAAACTTCTTGTGGCAATCGGAACAAAGAACTATTAAATCTTTATCTGCAACACTTCTTATGTGTTCTTCCCCGTGTCGATCGTATTTTTTATGGTGTACTTGAAGAATTATTCCTTTTTTAGAACATAACTCACATGAATAATTGGACTTTTTTAATTTGTAATTCCTTACTCCTTCCCAATAAGGAGTTTCCAGGAAGTCGCTATATTTCAATTCTTTTACGCTTTTCTCAACCATATTATCGTCGAGCCAATATTTATCCCAAAATCCATTTTTCATTATGATTGATATCTTTTGATTAGCTTTAAGCCCTTTTAGAAACTCTCTGTTTGGGTTTACGTAATAATTTATATATTTCATTGTTTCTGATCTATATTGAGCTTTACAATCTTCTGTATATTTGTCGCGTTCTTCTTTTTCCTTACGCTTTATTTCATCTTTGCATTTTTCGCAAAAAGAAATGTTTTTATTAACAGATCCGTCTCTTACAGATCTTACAATTTCAACAACTCTTGTTTTTGAGGCATTCTCGCTGTATTCGCATCCACATTTTTTGCAATGCAGTTTGACTATATAAAACGATTCTTCCTTTTTTGGATTTTTATCATATTTGTAAAATGCATTCAACATGTCATTTGTTTTTGCCTTTGCTAATAAATCCAATAATTCTGAATCAATACAATCTCCTCGCATTATCAACCTTTTATCTTTCCCATTGTTAGGGAAAATTATTGATTTTATAAACTCTATATCCATAATCAATACCTCCGCTTGATATTATTCCGCTAAAACAATAAATCCAGCAAACAGGCACAGCGGAAGTGCTTTTCGGTAGCTAACCTAGTTTGCTGTTAAATGGAGAAGATAGGAATTGAACCTATAATGTTTACCGCGTGGGAACAGATTTACAGTCTGCCGCAACACCACCAATCGTTGCCGCTTCTCCATGTGCGGTTTCCGATGCAGACATTTTAACCGGTGTGGTATGCCATGCATCGGAATTTTTTTATTTCAGCAGGGATTACTGAAACGCCTGCTTATTCGGGACTACCCGACCGCTTGATGCGGTGTGGATTTGCACCACACATGAAATTCCGTTAGTTAGTCTGCACCTACGAATAGGGAAAAATGGATTTTTATTTTCTAACGGATTTATTGGTGTAATTGCTTACAGCTTTTTACCAGACTTGTTAATAGCAATTCTTGTCGCACACCTTTTTCTTAACCATTGATTAGCGTTTACCTATTTCGCCACGCATCAACTCACATACAGGTTGGTTTTAGGATAATACAGATAACCAACAACTATATTTCCATTTCACTTGTATGTGAGAACGCCGACATCGTGAATCAAACACGAACAACATTTATATGTTGGATAGCTTAGCAAGCTATTGGAATACCATTATCCCATATCGGCAAAACACCGCCTGTTACGGTATGCACATCCGAAAATGTGCATGGTTGGATTCCACAACATTGGGAGAGCAAAAAATGCCCCTTTGCAAGGGAATCGACACGGAAGACTCGAACTCCACCTATATCGCAATATGCGAATTATGCTAGCCAATTACACTACATGTCGAAGCGACTTTTTTCGCCGCGGGTTAGTCGAAATTGTGTGGCGCACGCGTGAACACCACGCAAAATCCAAGACTGTTCGTTAGTCAATTATCGCGAATCAGTGACATAGAATCAGACAAGATATTACATTCACAACCCGATAAAAAATAGTTTGTTGCGTCAAAACGTATTCCTGGGTATGCAGGTTGTGAAATACGAAGCACCCGGAATCGAACCGGAATTTACGGGAAAACGTGGGGTGTGTAAAACCGTATGATCTGCCATTGATCTATACTTCGTGTGCGCATCCTTCTTGTGGAGGGAAAATGCGCAAAGGAGAAATGTGTGTTCCCCATGGGATAAAGGGGTTTATACGTGCCGGCATTCAACCGGCAAAACCCACCGAGCCTTGTGACGGCTCTTTAATCAGCATTCCGCTAGTGGGTTACGAAAGGAGGATTCCAAAATGAAAAACATTAAGAATCCAAACTGCCCTAGTTGGATTCGAACCAACAAATGCAGGAGTCAAAGTCCTGTGCCTTACCCTTTGGCGATAGAGCATAAAAACGCTTATGCAGCGTATTCTGACAAAATCCTGTCTAAAGTCGGTCGTGATACACCGATATTCTTCGCAAATACAGACTTGGTAATCTTACCGGAACGGTAAAGAATCAAATTGCTGTCAAGCAATTCACTATCTACAGTTTTCTTTGTGCCGCCCTTGTATTTGCCTTCTTTCTTTGCAATAGCGATTCCTTCTGCCTGCCTCTCTCTGATATGTTCTCTTTCGAGATTCGCAACATAAGAAAGAATCTGTAATACCAGATCAGCGATAAATGTATCTGTCAAGTCTCCGGTTCTTCCGATAGTCGTGTCAAGCAATGGCATATCAAGAACCTTTATGTTTGCTTTGATCGTCTTAGTGATTCTGCGCCATTCATCCATGATCTCGTCATAGTTTCTTCCGAGCCGGTCGATAGACAGAATAATGAGAACATCATCGCTTGTTAAGTTGGAAATCATCTTCTGATAATCAGGTCTTTCAAAGTCCTTGCCGGATAACTTATCCATGTAAATCTTTTCACATCCAGCATTTTTCAGTGCTTCTAACTGTCTTGCAAGGTTCTGTTCCTTGGTTGACACTCTCGCATAGCCTATAATCATAAATACACACCCCTTATCTTTAATTGATATGGGTATTATACCATAAAATGTAATGCTTTGCAATGCTTTGCAGTGCTTTTTATTGCTTTGCATTGCAATATTTATCCGTTTATGTTATATTATGCTTATGGAGGTGCAATATATGGCTAAAAAGCAAAAGCAAAATGATGCTCAAATAACAGTTCGTGTTCCAAGTGAATTACGTGTTGATCTGGAAGAAATTGCAAAAAAACAAGGTCGATCTCTTTCTAATCTCGTGATACACATTCTAACGTCATATGTCAAAGATAATTAAGTCGCAAATCAGCGGCTTTTTTATTTTTCTGCCAATTCAATATATTTATCCAGATACCACTTTGCTTTTTTAATATCTTCAACGCCATTTTTGTTATTATGCCTGTATATGTACTTAAAAGCATTGCACACGCAGAAGTCCATCACGGCTTCTTTGCCTTGCGTTTCTATCATAACGTCAATGCACTCAAAGTTCCCTGTCTCATAATGCGACGGATGATTGACGTTATCTACCATAGATTCAATATCAACATGCTTCGGAGCAAAACCTTTTGGAACTACCGGTACAGGCGGTATATATTTCCACTTTTTCATTTTATAGATTTTATTTTTTCGCTTTGAAAATAATTTCATCTTTAATCTCCCATTAAATCAACCCTTTTTTATTTTTTGAAAAATTTTTAGAAATCAAAATGCTGTTCCGTACCCTTCATTCATGGTTATTCACTCCTTTTACGTTGCGATTCTAAGGCAATCGTATAATTGACTATATAATGACTTTTCTAAGTTATCCATATATACATCACATAACTATATATCCGTTATCTGTAAAACCCTTATATATAACAATCATATATGTATTACGTTTATATAATTTAATTATTTATTATATTTGTATGTGTAATGGTTACATATATTTATATTATATATAATAGGGCTTTTTGTTTTGAAAAATGTTTGGGGTGCTTAGTAGGGGCGTTTTTCGGGTCCTATCTAACCCCCACCCCCTGCCGGCTGATCTGTTGGAGCTGATCCGTTGCCGTTTTTCTGTCGTCAATTTGCACAAATAATTGAATAAAATCGGGTGTAAAAACTAAGTACACTCTGTTTTTACACTATCAACAACTATATCTTGTGGTTTTGGCTCTATCTGTGCTATATCCTGTGGTTGTGTGTCTAATCTTGGAAGCTGTGCAGCTGTAAGCGGTTGCTGTTGCCTGTTGGAATCGCTCGTATATGGAGAAGCCCAGCCGAATTGACGATTTAATACAGCTATTACGCCCACAGGGTTCTTGTTACCCGTTACAAGCTTATTGGAAAGCGATTCTTCGCGATTTTCACAAAGTTTTTTGTATATCCTCATACCCGTTGAGCTTAGCCGATCCGGTTTATTCCATGTTGTCACTGTATCATTATCTATGCCAGTAAGATTACTAAAACCCATAATAGATACTTCTTTATCATATAACATAGACATATATATATAATAATCACATATATCATTTAATAGATCATAATTATATCTATTATAATTACTCATAATATTATTATTTATATTATATATATTGCTTTTATCTCTTAATATATTCTTGTCTCTAAATACATGGCGTTGGATATATCTAAGGCATGCGTTATATACAGACTGAGAAGCGGCGCGCATGTCCTCAATCTCTTGTTCTTCGCAAAAGATGCGCAAATACATAGCTATATCATTTTCAAAGGTTTCTATGCCCTGTACCTGTTCGACCTGTTCCATGTTCGCGCCTTCCTTCCTGATCTTTGGCAAATAAAAAAGCCGGCTAGACTGATCTAACCGGCGAAAGTTCATATATAGCGCCCTCTTGCCTTGGCTTGTTTGTTATCTGCTCCGGGCGCATCCGCATATAACAATTATATACAAGCTTTATAAATTGGCTATACTATACCACTATATCTTGAATATGTCAATAATCTATGGGTGTATAGGCTCTATATCTTGTATATATGGATTTTATATACCTATCAGGCATACAACAAAAAGCGACTACGAAAGCCGCCTTTTGTGTGGTATATTTCAACAACTCTTTTCTTATAACTCATACTTAAATATTAAACCCTGCATGATCCCCTCTATCGAAGTACTTGTATATTTTCTACAATAATCAGCATTTACTTTTATGTATATTTTCCCTTTGCTATTAAAATCCTCTACAACTTCGATAAAGTTCAAGATAATATCCTCTGTCAACTTCTTTTTTGCTGGATGCTCGCAGCCTACGATCCCATTATATTCTAACTTTCTATACCATTTTTTAGATACAATGTCCGGATATTCATAAACCTTTACATTATCAAAATTTTCAACTGTATATATTTTCTCGTTGCTTGTTGATTTAATGATATTCTATTTCATAAATACTACCCCTTTCTAATCTTCACAATAACTTTTTGCAACTTCTTCCACTTCTTCAGAAGTGAAGCAACCACCGAACACATCCGCCATATTATTAAAATCTGTCTGGCTGATCTGATCGCGCGCCTTTTCGCTTAAATCCAACCCGTCCAGATAATCAGCAACCGCTTTGTTGAGTTTCCGGAGCTGATCGCCGCCCCTTCTCATGATCTCGTTGATCTGATCCATCGTCATTTCTTCGTATTTCATACTTTCCACCCTTCGCCATCTGGCGTCCTTTCGTTTTTGTTTGATCTTATTATAACGCTATCGTTATATTATGTCAATAGTTTTTCCAACTTTTTCAATCCATAAACGGACATTTACCCGAATCGCCTTGATCCGCTTGATCTTCTGTGATTTTTTGCTGATCTTCTAAGTGATCAAGCACACATTTAACTATAAATCCGTTTAGGCTTTCTCCTGCTGCCGCTCTGATCCGCTCCTCATCTTCTTTTTTGAATCTTACAAGAGCCTTGAAATATGCGTTTTTTTCATATTTAGCGGTTGCTTTTGCTTGCGCCTTTGTTGCCATAATAACGCCACCTTCCTATATAATGATAGCGTTATTATAACGCTACTATATATATATGTCAATGCTTTTATAAAGATATCGTTATTATAACGCTACTATATAATATAGAAGGAAAGCAACATATAAAGCTAGCTTTATACATATTGCACAATGAATATATAATGATAGCGTTATATATTTATGCATTATTCCATCTTGTAATAATATAACGATAGCGTTATACTATAACCAAGTTAAGAAACCAAGCACCAAACGAAAGGAAGGAATCAAATATGAAAAATTACAAGATCACAGACAAGGCGACTAAATCAATAATCGGAGTTGTAGCAATGACACCAGATCAGGCGCGGAAGGTTGAAAAGGATTTCATAGTTAAGGAGGCATAAGACATGGAAAGATCTATTTTAGAAAATATGGTATTTGCTTTCATGGTCGGAGAATTAGGAATTGAACCGATCACAGCAAGAAAAGAAGTTGAAAAAATGACAAATGAACAGTTAGAAAAATTTATTGATTAGCCGAAACGCTCCGATCTTGGAGCGTCCACCGCGGGACGGTCTCCCAGTGCTGATGATGGCAGACTAAAAAAGGCGGCACGCCTACCAAGCACAGCCGCCACCAATCAAAAAAGAAAGGTAAGGGAATTATAGCACAATTCCCGAAATGGTACAAGATTATGAAAAAAATCAACACATTGGAAGTTATTGGAAAAAGATGGTTTCAGAAGTCATACGGTAACACATATCACACGGCAACTGTTATTGTAAACGGTGAAGAGTTAAAAAGCGGCATTAAATACGGCTATGAAAACGCATATTTACAAACTGCCGCCGATCTTCTCCGCGCTAACGGCTACGAAGTACCAGCCGACAACCTCAAAGCATTCCAGATGATGCGAGAATATCCGCACAGTGTAAAGGATGTAAAGAGAAAGAAAGATCTGTAAAGCTAACCGCCGCAGAGGATGCACGCCGGAGCGATACCGGCGGCGGTTTTTCCCGGAATTGGGAATAATTGAAATATGGAGGTGTTTTCTATGAAAAAACTGTTTTTATTGAAAAAAGGAAACATGATTTTTTATGCTTGTTTGTGGGATTTTGGCAGATATTCGATAGAAAGAATTACAAAGGCGGTTGGATTCACGGTAAAATTTTTTGACACGTTGGAAAACCTGGAAAAATACGCCAGCGAAAACGGATATAAAAAAGCAATATAGCAACATTGGAGCATTGCGCCCGGTTCGATTCCGGGCGGTTGTTTTCGCTCTTTTTTGGGCGTGTTATATTAAAATAAAGGGGGTTTTATTATGAAATGCGATAAATTGCTAAAAGAAGCAAACAAGCAATACAAGGATATTATAGCATCCTTGGATGCTTTGAAACGCGGAGAAATAAGCGGAAGCAAAGCGAACGCGGACATCATGCGCGCATTTGATCGCGTTGATGAATCAATAAAAGAATATGAAAAGCAATAGCCGGAGTTATCCGGCTTCTTTTCGTGCCTTGACAATTCCAAACAATAGGCATATTATATCCTTAATTATATCTATAAGCGTGCGTTTATATGCTTTGTATGGTTTGCGTGGCTCTGTGGGCGTTCTACGCGTTCACAGGTGCAAATATTCGCATGTGATAGCCTTTAATTTGTGCGCTTTGAAATTCTGCAACCACGCCCGGACAAGATCAGCAAGACAGACACCCGGAGAAGTGCGCCCGGATTCCATCGCCGGAGCATGTCGGAAGATCAGGACACCCAAACCGGCGCAGCGGTATATCTGGAATTCTTGCAATATGCCAGCGATCCGCAAAAGATCAGCGCAAACGATCAGCACGAGCACGGACAGGCCCCGGAATAGATCGCCCAAGATCATCCGACAGGTGGAGATCAAAAAACAGGCATTGAAATTGTGAAATCGTGAAATTTCCGGCCAAAATCTGTGAAAAAATTTTTTGATGGTCGTGGGAATATTTAGGAAACATAGGGGCGTTCAAATTCTGCTGGACTAAAATTTAGAAAATCGAAATTTTTTTGAAAAAATTCTGAAAATTATTTTTCTTTGGTCGTGGCAATTTCCTATAACATAGGGGGATATTAAATTCTCGCAGACCCATCCGACATATTTTGAAATCCAAATATCAAAGATTTTGCAGAATAATCGCATTTTCCCAACTCTTCTATCAATTTATCTCGTGTCATTTCCGGGTTTGTCCGGCGAACATATTTAAGCATTTCATCTATTTTATCCATATCTTCTCTCCAATACATTTTGTAAAATATCATCGGCAAGGTATATAATATCCCTGCCATATAGTGACATAAAATCAGCGATTATCTCTTCTGTCGGCATATCAATATGACAATCATAAGAGAACGAATAGCAATGCACTAATTCATGGCATAGCACCTTGTTTGTCATATAATCAGACATACCTCTTGCAATGCTAACCGTCTTGTTATTGCCGTCGGTAACGCCTAACGTATATACGCCATCCGACCGGCGCAATTTTTCGCTATTCGGACGTACAAATTGCAATATCCAATTTTCTCCATTGATTGTAAATACCATGTTTATACCTCAAATAAGGCTATGAGCATTACACCCATAGCCTGTTGTGTAAATTACATCTTGCTTACAAGTGTCGTAAGTTTTGACTTTGCCATGTTCATTTCTTCTTGCGACATACCGGACATCAAATCTGTAATGTCTGCAGAAAGCTCCTTCATGTACTTTTCAAGTTCACGCATCTTTGCTTCCTTGTCCTGTGGTGTATTTGCGCGGTGCATTTCCTTCGTTTCCGTGTAATTACGCTTTGCGCGGTCGTAATTGCTCTCACTCATACGCGAATTACTTGTTCCGCCATCGTTCATGTTTGTTTCCGTGTAATACATTCTACCACGCGAATCTCTATCCATATCACGATACATTTCCGGTGTCATATGGTAATACGGCTCACTGTATCCACGCTGATACGTTCCGCGTCCTTTTGGTGCAAATCTGCCATCAGCATATCTATAGTGATCGTAGAATCTGCGTTCCGGATAATCTTCGTACTGTTCAAGCATACGCATAATATCCTCATTATCTTCTGACTTTTTCATTGCTTCCACAATTTTGTAGTCTTTGTCATAGCAGACAATGTTTTTTGCAATCTCCGTCCAATCCTTTAAGTCGTCAAGGCTTTGACCGCTGAAATTGTCAAGACCGATAGATTCAGCGTTTGTTTTTACGCATTCCATAATTTTCTTTGCAAACTCATGCATACAGATCACCTCCTACGCTTCACGAACAACAATCAAATTACTGTTCTGAACCTCAATAGCCTGTGTAGATGTATTTTGCACCGCTACCGTACTGCAACATCCGCAAGGAACGTCGATATATGCTTGCGCCGAAACATTAAATAAATTTTCAACCGCTGCCGGTGTTACAACCATTCTTGTTGATTGCAAAGGCTCGCCATCTACCGCAAGCGCAAGTGAGATAGCTTCAACTGTACCACCAGTCGGAATCTGAATGTTTCCGGAATACGATGCAAGGAATCTTGCTCTACATTGATTTGTGATTCCTCTCAACTTGACAATTCCGCTCCCCTGTCTATGAACAATGCACTTGCTACCGCATACCGGTGTTTCTGTCAAAGCAACATCTTCTCCGGCGGCAACTGTTTGTAATGCAATTCCTGTAAATTCTGCCATAATAATATTCCTCCTTACTTCAATTCGCTTATTGATTTTGGAACATTGAATGAAAGACCGCTATTCCCCGGATTAAGGCTTTCAACCAATGTTTCCATGTAATCCTTTTTTGACATCTTATCCACCGTATCTGTGATTTCAGAAACAGTTTTAAGCTCATTTACACTAAGTTTCTCGAAATCAATCTTCTTGATTGCTTCGATAAATTTCTCTTTGATTTCGTCCATGTTGTTATACCTTCCTATCCATAAAATAAGGGCAAACATTATAGTCTGCCCTTGGGTTATAAGTAATACTGCATAGCAGACATAATCGAATTAAACTCAATTAAGATACTCAATTATTCTGTTGTAATTAGCATCCGCAACCTGTATTGCAGCAACAACCTGTGTTATAGCCATTTGCCAGCACCTGCGGAGACCAGTTACCAAGTCCACAAGGTGAAGCGGCTGGATAAGCCGGAACCGGTGTAGGTCTTACAGCGTCAAGAATTTGGCTTGTCTGTGCTGTCATTGCAGTAGTCAGAAGTGCATTCTGTCTATCCTGTGATGCGGCTTGTCTGAGATCGTTGTTCTCAGCCTGTAATGTTGCGATCTTATCTTGGCACAGATAGTCCAGAATCGCTCTTGTTCCTGCCTGCTGGCTGTCGATAATGTCTCTCGTGTTGCTGTTCATGGTGTTCTGCAATGCGCAAGTGTTGGTTGCCATATTGTAGTTTACATTCTGAATAGCTTCACGAGTTTCACAGCAGCAGTTAGCAAGCTGCGCCTGCAACGCATTTGTGTTCTGCATATTTGCGATTGTGTCAGCGTTAATTGCCTGCTGGATTCCATAGCCTGTCTGCATGATATTTGTGTTGATTCCGTTGAAACCTGTAAGCATACTGTTGTTTACAGCGTAGAATCCATCGCACAGACCATTTGTGATTCCATCAAGTTTGCTGATAACTGCGGAATTATCAAATCCGCGCTGGATGTCTGCCTGTGTAGCAGCTGTTGCAACATAGCCACCGCCATTATTGCCTCCCCAGCCACCAAATCCGCCATTACCCCATCCAAAGAGCAATGCGAATACAACGATAATCCAGAGCCAGCCACCATCACCGCCCCAACCGTTGTTTCCATTTCCGTCGATATTCGCTACAAGCGGAACCGACGCGCAATTTCCTGTGTTGAACATATTAGATACCTCCAAAAATTTATTCATAAAGAGGTCACCTAGGTATTGTGCGCAAACCTCTAATATGCTGTTACATACCCATTCTGCTTTTTATTTGATTTATCATTTCATCCGGGTTTATTCCTTTTTCCCGGCATAGGTTACGTGCCATCTGTTCTATTCCTTTTGTGTCTCCGCTTTGAGCCATTCCAATAGCGTTTTTAGCCATTGGGTTTCTCATAACTTGGCTATTCCCTATCATGCTCTGTAAAAACTGTTGTGGACTTCTAAACGATTGAAAAAAATTCATAAAACCACCATCCTATTTTTAGACTGATCTTGACTAACTCTTGACTAACTCTTGACTAACTCTTGATTTAGATGTCGTTTTAGTTAAAGATTTCTCGTCAATTTTCTTTTCAAGTTCTTCCATCTTCGAAAACAATGTGTCAAAGTGCTTGTTAAATATCTCTGTGGCTTCGTCTGATAGCCCTATTTTCAATTTTTCTGTATCTTGTGATAACTTGTTATGGTTATCATTTTGAATCGGTTTAAAAACCATTGTAGAGATTGTTCCATCTGCGCTCCATTGCTTCGCGTAAATCTCCGACAAGTCACTCTTTGGGAAAAATGCAACGCTTCCATTCATCGGAACATCATTGGCAACGATAGAATCTTGTGACTGCACGACTTTACCGAATATTCCCTGTTGAATCTGCTCCGGCTGTTGCTGTTGCTGGAATCTCTGAATGTTCTGCATAGGGTTATACGCCTGTTGATATTGTTGATACTGTGGCGCATAACTATTCACCTGTGGCATCTGATACGGATTCATCTGCATTTTGCTTTTCCTCCTCGTCCATAATGTTTTCGATCGCGTGAACGACCGCCGATTGTGTATTTAAGTCCAGCTTCATAATTGCTGGATGCGCAAATATTTTTGTTAAAATCTCGTCCGTAAACATAAAGTATCACTCCTTTATGATTTAATTTTTGCATAAAAAAAGACGCTTAAAGCGACAAATATATGACACTTTAGCGACATCGAAATAAATTATTATATTAAAAAGTGTAGTAAATACGGCGTATCAGAACGTACTATATGCCATACCTATGATAATCGGTGAATGCCGCCGCTACATGCGCGACAACAACACGATCCGTGTCTCGCGCTCGCTCCGGGACATCGCCTACAAAGCAATCTACACGCGGGATATCCTGACAAAGAAAAACGACCGCGAACCAACGG